AATCATCCTCCCATCAAATAAAAGAACACATGAGCTGTGACACCCATGCACTCTGGTTGTTAGTATTCGATCAGTGCGACTCTGATTTTGTTATATAAAATGTTATTTCCTACAACTCTGATAGGTTTATATTCAACGTCGGGCATATAAAAAACACCTGTTTTGTAGGTGTTTTCTTCATCGTCCCAGTATGTAACCTTGTACTTCCGCTGCGCTTTGTTGACTAAGCCTGATTTGAAAACAGACTGCATTTCTATTTTGTCCGGCAACCACATCGGTCGCGTGTTGAAGTCTATTTTTGTCTTAAAATTCGGGCTTGTGTCTCTGTGTAAGAGGTTATTTAAGTCTCTATATGTTTCTATCTCCGTTCGCTGATTCGGAGTTGTGGAGTAATCATTATAGGCTAAGAATTTGTTCGGGAGAACGCTTCCCCCGAACTTTAAAAAATAACCTTGGAAACTACTTCCTGCAATAAAGTCACTCATTCTATCACCTACCCTTCAAACAGTCCGTAGCCATTACGGTTTCTGAACTGCTGATTTTCTTCTTTCAGATATCCAATCAGATGTCCGTCCGCGTAGATTGCCATACCGTTCAGGGCGTTTTTGACCGCCTGTCCGATCATCTGATTATTGTCAAATGTGTTACTGCTGATTGCCATAACTTCTTTCCGAATGTCGTCCACAAAATCATCTGTATCAACTGACATTTTGCTTTTTACTTCCTGATATGATGTACTCTTTGTGATAATGTCTGCGGATGGTGTGTTAATCTTTTGCACTTCTGTGCTTATGTCATTGATGGTTGATTCGACTTTTGGGAGCATATTTTGCATACCAATTTGGAATCCCTCAACTGTGAATCCACCGAGTTCCATCATCACCTGTGATGGGCTATGGATCTTTAAAGCACTCCGAAGCCTGTTTTCTATGTTGTGAGCAATTGCTTCTGCGTTTTTGTACAGATGTTGGTTAGCTGCAGCAATCATTCCGTTATTTAAACCAATAATCGCATTCCATCCAATTGTATAGAGTCTTCTCATAGAGTTTAAAACTACGTCAACAACACCATTCATAGCTTTTGAGACATTCAGTTTCATTGCACCATTTATGTATGATACAATCGCTTCTCCTGCCTGTTTCCATTTGGCAACCATAATATCGTGTTGAGTTGTAAAATGAGTTCTGACATTTGTGTCCATGAGAGTAAGCTCTGCTACCGTATCAAGACGCATCTGGTGTACTTTTTCTTTTACATCTTTTGCAACTTTTTCATAATTTTCAGTCGTGGTTCCGCTTACTTTTTTAGCATTAGATGTAGAACCTGAGCTGTCTTGATCTTTACCGGTGATTTTATTCCATAAGGATTTGATTTTTGAAGTTATTCCATCCAAAATTCCTGTTATGTTTTCTTTGAGATTAGTAAACACATCAAGAGCACCTTGCATAGCGCCGCTTACTCCGTCCTTCAAGCCCTCTATTAAATATCCGCCAATGTCAGCAAATACTGTAGATGGGGAATGAATGCCGAAAAGATTTTTTACATTACTGATAATTTTATCAACAACATTTTCTTTGAACCATCCTCCGATATCTTTAGCAGCATCTTTTACACCACCAAAGAGTCCGAGTATAATATTTTTCCCGATATCCCAAATACTACCAAGAATATTCTCGAAAGCTCCAACAATATCAGAAGCTAAATTCACGAATCCCTCTCCGATTTCGCTAAAATCTAATGTAAGAAAACCATTTATGATTTTAAACACATCGGAAATTACGTCTATTCCGCTTTGTAAGATACTAATTAATCCAGAGAATGCGTCACCTAAAATAGCTATGCCTGTTGATATAACAGTTCCGCCAACTGATACAGCCAATGTTTCAAAGAACGAAACTATTGATTTTAACCCGCTGTTGGCATAGAAATTGTATAATTGACTTCCGAGATTAACAAACGCTTCGCCGAGCGGTGATATTGCAGTTTTGACTTTTTCAAAAGCTCCAACAATACTATCCTTGATTTTCTCAAATGCAATTCCAACAGTGTTCCTGAAAGACTCAGATGTATTCCAAAGATCAACAATCGAAGCTATAACGCCTGCTACAGCTGCTGCTATTCCTGCGGCGGCAACTCCTACTGGAACTGAAATGCCTGTTAAAGATGATAAGGCACCTGCAAGTGAAGTAGACGCCGAAAAGAACGCTTCGTAAACAATACCACCTTCCTGAAATAATCCAATTGCTCCAGAAAAGGCATTTGCAACAGAACTTGTGATTTGACCTACTAACGACGTGGAAGCAAAAATAGAGCCAATACTGTTGATAACAGGAAGTAATTTTGCGGCGATTCCAAATCCTATGACGGCTTCTACAAACTTACCGGCAGATGTTTCGCCAAGCCCTGACCATATTCCACCGAAAACGTCAAGTAACACCGTACCAAGTTTCTGTAGATTTGTCCCCCAGTCAATCTGGCTCAGGAACGTTCCAATATTTCTTCCAAATTCCTCCCAGTCTACTTTTCCTGAAATACTAATAAGCGCATCTAGCAAGTCTGAAATGAACGCATTTAATGACTGCCCGTTTTGTGTCCAATCAAATGTAGCGATGAAAGTACTTATTCCACTGGAAATATTGTCAACAAGCTGTTGCCAGTCGAAACTTTGAGTCCATGCGAGAAGCGCTTGAAAAGCACCATTCAGCCCGGTGGATAATGTATCTGCAATATTCGAAAAAGAAATGGTGGAAAACATACCGTTCATAGCGTCTGCCACTGATTTTCCAATATCAGAATACGGGAGATTATCAACAAACCCTCTGAATATTTCCCATGTGAGCATGAATTTATTTCCTAGGAGTTGTCCTAGATTATTCCAATTTACCTCATCAATCAGTCCGCCGATACCTTCTGCAAATTTCTTCCCGAGGTTATACCAGTCTATCCCGGTAATCAACAAGTTTAGCGTATTGACTATGGTGTTGAACCCGGCTCCTATTGTTCTTCCAAACAAATTCCAGTCGATGTTATCCACAAGGCTATTGAAAGTCTCTGTGAATGCTTCACAAAATTCTGTAATCTTCGGTCCGACTTTTTTCCAATTGATTGCATCGTAGACCTTTTGTAAGCCAATATTTATCATATCAGCAATAGTTTTTCCAAGCCCTTTCCAATCCTGACTCAAAAATGCTTTACGGATTTTTTTTGCCCACTTATTGATCGGTGTTTCTTCGTCTGGAAGAGCACTATCAAGTTGATCTGAAATGTCACCAAGTCCCAAATCATCAAGACCAGAAGCGCCATTCTTCCCTTTCTTATTGCTAAGACTCGCCGTATCATCTGACAGATTCTTTGTAAGCACGTTTAACTCATCAAATGGCATAAGTGAAAGAGAATCTTTTAATTTCTTAGCAGATTTCGAAGCCTTATCAAGTCCACTGGAAATATCGTCACCAGAATCTTTTAATCCACTTAAATCCATGGAAGCATCGTCTAATCCAGCAAATTCATTCACGACCCCTTTGGCTGAACCTTTTATTTTCTTTCCACTTAAAACATACATGAAGTCACGGAATGACTCCGCCGCTTTTGTAAGTTTTGCAATAAAGGCATTAAGGGATTGGATAGCCGGAAGAATTGCTGATATCAAGCCTTGACCGATGACAGAGGAAAGAGATTGAAGATTTAATGTTAACAATCTCGTCTGATTAGCCCAGCTTCCAGAAGTTCTAGCGAAATCTCCTTGTTGATCTCCTGTAACTGACAAGAGGTAATTATATCTAAGCATGACCTTTTGTGCTTGTGTCATGGAATTGTATGAAGTTGTGATTCCTTGGGACAGGGCATACGCTTCCATGTTGGCTACTGAAAGGTTTATACCCAACTGTCTTAAAGGCATAACCTGACCTGAGATGCCGGCACGAATTTTGTAGAATGCAGTATCAATGTCAATGTTGTAAAAAGAAGCTAAATCGCCGGCTAATCCTGCAAGTGTTGTTGACATTTCCGCGGCAGAATCTTGCGCTACGCCAGAAGATTTCAACATTGCCATCATAGTTCCTGTGTAATTCTTTGCAGCTAATTCAGATAATCCAAATTGCTTTGTGGCTACTGATGCAAATTCATAAGCTTTGTTAGCCATGCTTCCGAAAGCTACATCAACAATATTCTCAACTTCTGTGATGTCGGAGCCGAGTTCCATAATCCCTTTCCCGTTCATAGCCTGATTAAATTTGCTCATAGCCAAAGAAGCTGTTTTTAAGCCTAGAACAGTTTTTATAAATGAACCGACATTTGAAGTTGCTGACTCTAATCCATTACTACTACTTATAAGGTTTGAAAATCCTGAAACCAAGAAATTTATCCCGCTTTTGGCTTTATTCACACCATTACTAAGCAATGAAGAAATTCCTCTAACAATAGAAGAAAGCTTGCTAAATGAATTTGAAACTGTGTTTGTTGCAGTAGAAATTCTTCCGCCTGACGATGCCAGACGTGAAAGAGCTTCTGTCATTCTTATTATATTTTCACTTACTTCAGGAGCGTCTTTCATGGTTTCAAAGAAATCTTTTAATTCTTTGGCAAGAGTTCCGAGATTTCCAGCAGTCTGTCCGGCTTTATTTCCCGCATTTGCAAGTTGTGCTATTGATTGTGTGAACCTGTTAACGGATTCAGAAATTTCGCTTGCACTCGAAAGTGTTCTTGCTGCCTTTTTTAATTGGTGTGCAAGATTGCCTATTCCAGATGTAGTCTGGTCAATTTTTGTACCTGCATTCGCCAATCTTGCCAATGAAGAAACAAACCGGTTTACATTATTTGATACGTCTGGAATACTGCTAAGACCAGATAATTCGGAAATCATGTTCTGAATCTTTCCAGACACATCACCTGTGGAATTTAATGTTTCGTTCAATCTGCGGATAGAATTTACGAATGAGTTTAATCCGTTGTTTCGCAAGTTCAGGCTACCGAGCGCACTCATAGACTGAACAAACTGTTGCAATTGACTGTTTATCGTTGATAAATCAAGCCTGTCTAATTTAAGTGCTTGAACAGCAGAATTGACCGTGCCTACGGAAGCTGAAAAGTCTCTAAGATGCTTGATGTTCTCAGACATACGACTACTCAGGCGATTCAGTTTATTACATAAATCATCAATGGATTTACTTGCATTTGATACGTTACTGCTGACCTCTATCGCAAGGCTGTCTATTGTGTTGTCAGGCATATAAGCACCTCCTTTATTTCAAAAAAATAAAGGGCAAGCAAGACTACTATTCATCCTGCTTGCCCTTTTCATTACCTATTTCAGATATATTTGCATTTGCCTGCCTGATAAGAAGTTCGTAGTAACGTTCTTCTTGTCTTAGTTCTGCTTCTGATTTCTTTGGCGTATTTGGATTTTGTTTGACCCAATTATTTTGTTTTTCCTGCGTAATTGGTTTGCTCGGATAACTAACCTTTCTTGGAAATAATGTACACGAAATACTCGTCTTGACATACAATCCGGTCAGCCATGCCTGATAGTCCATGTTTATTAACTGCGACTGAATTTCTTCATTTTTTGAGATTCCATATTGTTCTATACGGATTCTCAAGTCCTTAAGAGTGCTCCTAAGAAATTCTTTTTTTGACATTCCAATGCGCACAGCCATTGGGTATAATTCATCCCAGATTATTTCGCTGTAGCTTTTTTCAAATGATCTGTCGGCTTCTTCGGTGTTTTCTTCGCTTTCACAGAGTCCATTGCCGCATTCAAGTTGTCCATGAACGTTTCCAGACCGGTTAATTTGAAAAAACCGTCTTCCTCCATCTGTTCAATGCACATAGAAAACAGACCGTAGAAGTTTCCCTGCTCATCATCTTTATGTTCAGTCATATACTGTGTTGCAAGTTTTTTGGCGGTATCTAAATCCGGGACAGTGCCATCACCGTCAGAATGGTTGCCGTGATATTGAAGTAATCCGGCATAGAACGCATTGAGTGCAGTATTCGGAATGCTACTCATTCCAGAAACCATCTCCCTGAGACTCCTGTCCGTTCCACCGCTTGTGGAAACTAACATATTCATCACAGATTTCACGCAATCATCAAACAGTGATGCTTCAATCCCATATTCAAGTTTGTAGTCTTTGCCGCCGATTTTTAAAACTTTATACATATTATTTGTCCTCCCAAATATGTTTAAATGCCGCTGTCAGTTGGAGCTATTGCGTCGCCCGGTCCGACGTACTCATTGATAGTAAGAGACATTTCAACGGTTAACAGACCGTTCTGATCTCTTGCCGGTTTAGGAATGATTGTCGGTGGCTCGATTTTGGTGAAGAACGCTTTCTTAAGAGACGGGAAGTATTCTTCATACCACATAGATTTTCCCTCTGTTTTTCCTGCTTTGTATTCGCTGATTAATGTTTCCCATTCAGTGATAGTTTCATCAGTTACGTTCACAGTTACGTTGAATGTGCCACCTGTAGAACCACGTCCTGCAATAGTTCTTTCAACTTCGTCTTCAAGCGCGGAAGCGTCGATTGTTTCTACATCAATTTTAATTTCATCAGAAGCATTGATTCTGTGAAGAAGTTTAAAAGCTGTCGGTTTAGTACCTGCTGTTGTTTCAACTGCATATCCAGTGAGTGAACCAACGGTACTTACGCCTGCTATATTTCCTTTATCTGCCATATTCGGCTCCTTTCTGCTTTTCAGCTATAAAATCACAATAAAAAAAGAGCCATGTGGCTCTGATGCGTAACCCTGCATCCGGGAGATAAAAGGATCACCGTCCTTTCTATTCATCTGTGCCTGTTTTCAGTTCTGGAAGCCCTGCTACAGATGTAAGCAAGGATAAAACGCCGGAAAGAACGGACGCGGATACGACCATCTTCCAGTCAACGCTTCCAAGGACTGTTGCGGTTCCGATTGTCGCAACTGCTGTCTGAGCAATTGTCTTAACAGCTCTGATTCCCGCAGCTTTCAGCCAATGTAATTTATCTTTACTCATAGGACACTCTCCTTTCTTTTTGGTATAAAAAATAGAAGCTGTTACGCTTCCAATAATTGCCCGGTGTAAATTCTGCTGTACCGGCTTATGATTCGTTTGAAACTCTTTTCGGAGTTTGCAACTTCTTCTGGCCCGTATGTTCTTCGGAATCCCATAGAAATCATGGCTTCATGACTCTTACTGTCGATTTCATATGCAGTCGATAAAGCCTTTGTTCCAGATGCGTAACTTTCCACTTGAAACGAAAGAATTGTTGCACATTCGTGACCTTCAAGACTTATCGACTGCGTGGGATTCCCCATCATGAACAATCTGGCGTATTTCGTTTTGCCAGATGCTATTGTCTGGCTTTTTTCCATGGAAAAATTGCCTTTGCCGACTGTTGGTTGAATATCTTTACTCCACCTAGAAAATACTTCTGATACTGGGTTGTTAATCGTGTCTGGCATTTTATATCACCCTGCCTGTTCTAACATATTTTGAGACTGGCCTTTAAGGAAATCTCTTATTTGAGAATATCCCCATCCACAATCAACCAATCCGCTGACAAGCATTTCTTTTGACTGAACTGCTTTCAGTTCTTCTTCGGTGAGAAAATCTCTTAGATTGTCTTTAGTAGAAATTCCTTTTTCTTCTCTAAGCTGTTTTGCAGTTTTACCAAGCAATGTGCGATATACCATATCTGTATATGTCGAATATGCATGACCATGCATTCTCTCATTTTCTTGTGATTCTTTAAGCGCATTGGTCAATGCCTGTCTTACTGCAATGCCTTTGTCTCGTTCTCTGATTTTTCCCAGAAGAACTTTTTCCATTGCATTGAATTGGCGAATGTATCCTTCTTTGAACTTCATGGCTTTTTCACCAGTGTATCCCATAACAAGAAGCGTAAATCCATCTCTCGTCATGCAGTACATAGGTTGTTTTTTATTCTGGATGCTTGTGTATGAGGAAAGCACGAAATTGTGCTGTCCGAATTCTTCACTGCATCCTAAATTTCTAATGTCCTGCAATACTCTTTTATGTTCTTTTTCAAAAGTTTCTGCGACATCTAGGCTTGTGACAATGCTCGTTTCTACTTTTTTGATAATCATTGTTTCTACTAACATGCTTACATTCTCCTTTTCTATGCTTTTTTGCATGAAAAAAGCACCAACCGCTCAGGTAGATGCTTTTATATGTTATAGTATATCAAATATCAAGGTGCTATTCAGTGCTATCAGGTGTTGAATTACGATGAAAACACTTCTTTTGCAATTTTTCTGATGCTCTGCATGATTTTTACACTTGCTTTATATACCGGCATGGTGGCTTCGGTGCCTACTCTCTTCCTAAATCTCTCATCTGCAAATTGCCTTTATAAAATAGATCATCTGCTGCCTGTATTCCTCTGTAATATCTTCCGATAACTTTTTCATATGGTACATTGTATATTTCGCACCATTCTGAAAGTGGCTTATTAACGCCATCTATTTTAAGCATAACAGTATTTCTCCTATTGCGCGTTTGGAACTTTCTGTCAATCCAGCAACAATTTTCAGGGCAATAATCGCCATTCACGTCTTTTCTTTCAATAGAGAGATTCTTATTTGGTTCAAAACCTGTTTCATCAGCCCATTTTGAAAAAATCCGAATATCTTTCCATTCTTCGCAGACCTTAATACCCCGCCCACCATAGTTGTTGTAATGTTTGTTATGTGGATTACCACATCTATTAATCATTGCATTCCATATACTGTAAACAGGGTGATGAGTCAATTCGTGGTGATTTGTTATGCCTAAATTAATAATGTCTTGTTTTTTCTTATTACATCCGCAAGAAGTAATGACTTTAAGGGTATCACTTCTTACTGATTTTATTGTTCCGCATTCACACCTTACAATCCAATAAGATTTCCTGTTAACAATTTTATCTAATTTCAATACTGTTAACTTCCCGAATTTCTCGCCGGAAATATCTTTTACATTTTCACCTTTTACAAATTGACCTTTTTTGTTTCTACATTTAGAATCCATGCATCCGCAATTATCAGTCTTTCCATGTATAAGCCTTGTAGAACTCATGATTTTGGTATTTCCGCAATCACATTTACACATCCACAGAGCAGGTTTCCCACTACCTATAGTTCCTTCTGATTTGATTCTATAAACAGCGGTTAATTTTCCGAATTTCTTTCCAGCAAGGTCAGGCGCAAGCTTTGGCATATAATCATCTCCTATATAAATTATTTAATTTAATTATAAACTATATAATTTATTTTTCAAGAATATTAAAATTTACAATTTACATTTATAATGTTATAATTTAACAAATAGATGATAGGAGCGTTTTATGGAACTAAAATCCAAATTAAAAGCAATAATTATTTCACAAGGATTTACTATGAGTCAGGTAAATAGCGAAATAAATCGTAGGCATGGAACAAATTTTACATTTCAAAATTTTAGCAATCGTTTCAGAAAGGAAACCTTTTCATATTCTGAAGTAGAAGAAATTTTGAATATTGTTGGATACCATATAGAATGGATAAAGGATTAACCGAAAACCTCTTTGGCAATTTCTCGTACGGAAATGATAATAGCTTCTTCCGCATGGTACATCGGCATATAAGCCCTATTTCCAAAAGAGTGATGTAATTTTCCGCTTTCGTCCTTATACCACCAACCGTTAGGATTGTCCCAATTGCCTTTTCCGGGGTAAGTACCCATTCCGTACTCATCCCCGGATGGAAGTGGATAGCTGTCAGTGCCGTATGAAATCCCTGCTGAAAATTCTACAAAAAGCACATCTGTACCAGACAGCCTTACTGTTACACCGGTTATTTCACCTTTGATATTATTTACGATTTCGGTATAATAATTTCCCTTTTCTTCTTCTGGTATTGATTCCATTGTAGTTTGAATAACATTCAGACCGATTTCAGAAAGCCTTTTGATGAATATTTCATTCTTACTTACAAGTGACTTCTGATACGCTCTGAGCTGTTTTATCGTGTCTTGTATAGATTTATGCGACAATTCCATTTTGATAGTCTTATTCGCCATCTGAACCATCTCCTATATACTTGATGCCATATCGTGCCACATTCCCTTTCTGGGTATCAAGAATCTTTTTTAGACGGTAGTCTGGCGGGACTGTAGGTTCTCCGTCTTCACCTAAAACAAGTTCGCCTGCTTCGGTCAGTTCCGGCTTGCAGTCTATCCAGAACACATCTGCAATCTGCGGTTTAAAGCTACGGTCAAAATTCGTGATGTACCTATCGTAATCAGGGACGTACCCGGCAGATAATTCTTCCGGCGTTCCGGCGGTCGCAGACACGGATAGACAATGCAGTTCTGGATTCTGATATTTCTTGATTGTGTCTATTCCGTCAAGTTCTTCTGTCACCCTAGACCAGTATATTGTTTGCTTTTGCCGTTTTAATCCTCTCATATAGTTCTCCTTAAATGACGTATTTGTGGTGATTGTATCTGACCGACTCTTGATTAACCTTTGCATAAATCATAGTTGTATCAAGTTTCTCATGTCCCAGCATCTTCTGCAGGTCCGTAACATTCATGCCTCTTTCAAGCGCAGCACTGGCAGTTGTGTGGCGAATAAGGTGCGGGTATAAGTTTCTTCCAATCTCTGATCTTTCCCCGATTTTTCTTACTATCTGTTCCAATTGTGTCTTGGTAACTCCTCGATAAGGTCTGCGAATAGTTGCAATTGCACTGTCGCAACAATCGTCTCGCGTGAACCAGTACTTTTTCAATGCTACTTCTGCCCTGGCATTAATATAAGATATACGATGCTTACTTCCTTTTCCAAATAAATGTACTTCTTTAGTCTGAAAGTCAATATCTGACTTCTTCAGAACCACCATCTCCGACACACGACATCCAGTACTGTAAAACAGTTCTATGATTGCGCGTTCGCGATAGTCTTGGCAAGCATCCCTTACTAATTCAAGTTCAATGTCGTCTAAAGGTTCTCTCGGTTTTACTTCAAATTTAATCGGGCTTATTCTGCTGCATGGATTCTTTGTCAAGTATTCTTCCTTTACACACCAGTCCATAAAAGTGTGTATGATAAGTCTTTTTCCATCGATTGTGCGGTTTGTATTCCCTCTTTCCGTCAATCCGTACAGATATATACGTATGTCATTCGTAGTTATCTGGGATAACGGCTTATTCACTGATCTGAAGAAGTCATCAAGGTTACACTTATATGTTATCAGTGACTGTTTTGACATTCCTTCTATCTTTTTCGATACCAAATACGTCTTATAACAGTCTGGTATACAGTCGTCATATGGAATAACCTCTGTCTTTTTCTTTTCGATATCATAATTCGCCGAAAACATCTCCAGCTCTGCCAGGACTGTCTTCATCTGCTCCGGAGTCAATTTCCCATCCAGCTTGGTCATAAATTCATTCGCGAAATTTTCCATAAAAAAATACCTTCCTTTCGGGTACACAAAGGGAAGGTACTGTGTTATAATAATACCGTACCCTTTGTGGTGCTTTTTGGAAGTCGGGAGTTGTCTTTGGTCGGATACCCCGGCTTCCTTTTTACGTTATAATGTTACTCATATTATAACACTTAGCACATCCATTTGGTATATTTTTTTATGGAATTTTCAAGGTTCTTAATGAATTAAATGGGAAGAGATTTCAGATTCGCTACGCTGCGATTACGAAGCGAAGACGCACATAGGAGCTCGCACTAGAAGCGTCGTTATGGCCGGAACGACCATCGCCGCCGCAAGTGCAGAACTCAGACGCAGACGCTACATCTTTCATCCAGTACCAAGCTGAACGGTTATTAATCGCAGATTTTGAGTTAGCAAATAATTCAAACTGATGGTTTGCACTTCCAGTATCCCATCCGGAAGACGACCAAACAGTAGAGCCATAAAGCTCAACCTCGCTCATAAGAATTGCCTGTACATCAGTCCATTCCCATCCGCTAGAGCAACCATTGTTACTGCCGTATCTGTCTATTCCAGTAGCATTGATTTTGTTTGTAATTAACTCTCTCGTTTTCTTCAGGTGAGTACCAAACTCTGCATATAACTGCTGATTAATTGTTGCATCAGCAGCGGTAGAGCCAGCAGTAGCAATAGCACCTAACACTTTTGTGTTCATTTCAGACGCTTTATAGCCACCATCAGTTGTGCTTGTTGGATTCATGCGACTTTTTCCGAAATGCTGTGTGCCACCAAATCCTTTTCCAGGAACCATAACAAGATGGTTTGGTGTTAAGTCTATGTTGTCACCGTTATGAGCCAACCCGCCAATAGATGCGATTGTCACCCAGTCTGTTCCGTTTGTTTGCTGTGTGGAGTCAGGATTCTTCGCAGAAATCACTCGTGACATTTGAAAATAATCTCCGACATAGATGTCTTGATATAAGGAATAATCGCCCGTTCCTTCAAGACGCTTCCAAAGTGAGCCATCTTTGTAATATGCAGTAATATCTTTCGGAACAAGGCGTGGAATATTGTGGTAGCTCTTACTATTTAATTCATTAATCGCTCCCAGAATTGTTTTGTCGTTCGTTTGAAGCTTTGCAAACACTTTATCGGCGATTTTATTAAGGACAAAGTCTGACAGCTTGCTCAGCACACTCTTTTTCATTCCCGTACCGTCATTGATCAGAAATGCGTCAGTATCAGCTAAGGTGCCTCTGTCGGTGTAATTCGCAGATTCCAGATTTTCCGTTTTGGTTTTCAAGGATGTTATGATCTCGGAATCCTCTCTCAAGTATGGTGCCATATCAATAGCCGGTCCAAGAGTGTCCCATATTTCTCCTGTCCATGCGACATTCATACCTGCCTCTCCATAAATAGATTTTTCAGATATGTTATACATCCATCCAATCTTAGGAGATAACGGAAGTTGTGAAATGTCTGATACGGAACCTTTGTATAAAAGTGGTGTTGCAATTCCTTCTACGTCTTCTGATACCTGTTTGATTTTTCCGTTAAGAACACCATATACTTCAATCGGTGTTACTTTGCTTTGTTCGATCTTATCAGGCTTATACCACAATTTCTTACTCTCATCAAATTTGTAATACTCTCCTGTATCGGTCATAAAACATGATGAATTGTTAGCAACGTACAGAGGAAGTTTGTCTGAATCTTTCGCAAGTCCTTCGTAATGACGTTTACCACCATCTTTGAAAACTCGGTGAATACTGCCAAGTTCCGGAAGCTGTTCGCCTGGCTTGTATTCTACATCATCAATGATTACTGTATTTTGTGCAACTGCCATAATAGTTCTCCTTTCACTTATCAATTCAAAATATAATCTTTTTCTTCCTTTGTAAGAATTGAGAGATTTTCTATCTTTTCTTTTGTAATTTTGCGAATTGCTTAACTAAAGGCCCTCTTTAGTTAATTAGTTTCTGCTTTCGGTTAACATCCATCAGCTCATTGTACTGTTCCTCTGTAATCCTGCCCGTTGCGAAGAAAATATCAATCTTATTTTTCAAATCATCTGTCAGTCCGTTTCTTTTTTTAAGTTTTAATAATGTTCTATATAACATAATCATACCTCCAATTCTGTTAATGCTACTGCATATTCACTGTTGACGTAGGCTTCTGCCGCCTGTGTGTCGATGTCCTGTGTCTTTGTGTCCATATTATAGATGTAATCACGATTGTCATTGAGCTGTTTCTTAACATAATCCCATCCGTTTTTCATTGAAATCGGATAATTAAATACTGTATATCCGTCAAGCTGTTCTGAATTGATAGATATATTTGTGGTTGGATAATATGTTGCAAGTGCTTTGAATGCGGCAATTTCTTCGGGTGTGAGATTGATTTCTTCTGGTTCGGCAAGCATTATCATTCCGATAAGTCCTATTTCATTAAACCAAGACAAATATTCTGCTTTTGAACCAAGCGATGAATTTTTAATGTACAACATATCCGATATCTTCCATGTTCCGTCTTTCATTTCGGATAACGCTACGTTCACATGTGAAAGGGCATTGAACATAATTGCCTGGTTATTGCATACATATGAACCAGTGAATACATTATTAGATAATTCATATCCCAAATCAGATGGCGTAAAATAAGCAGTGTTATTTGTGGAATTATAGCGTATATTATCAAAGTTTATGTTACCAACCATTCTCACCAACTTTCCACGTTCCGCATCCACATAATCTGCAATATACTGCTGTCCGTCGATTGTGACGTTACCGCCTGAACTTACAGGGATTGCATTCAATGTGTATGGGAGGGTGACGGTCTTAAATTGTGTTCCATCTTTGTTTGATAATTTTACAGTCGGATTCACCACGCTCTTAATCTCCTGCGGATAATCAGGGCTTGGGCTTGGGATGCCACCGGTGTAGGGCTCCCAACCTAACTGTTCGGATCCGATTTGCAACTGTAATCCTTCTACTGTAACTGTGTTTGAGATATCTAGCCCCGTATTGTTATTATTTACTATTACTTCTGCTACGATGTCGGTTACATTGTCCGAAACATCATATGCTTTCGATAACTCTATATACTCTTTTCTATTTACAGTAGAGACAACAATCCGAATGTTTATTGGTGCTTTCGAATTACTTCGTGAAATTTTTTTTGCTGTCAATATTATCTTATTTCCCATAACTTTTTTCAGTGAAATGGGGAATCGAATGCCCGAATAAGAATTTTTACCCGTTACTGTAATAGCATCGTTCAAAATGCTACCAGTAGCATTTTTAATATAGATTCCTTTTGAAAAATCAATCAGCTGGCATCCATTATACTGTTTCTGCTCGCTCCGTCCATACACCATCATATCTTGAATTTTGCCATTGTCAGAATCGGCAAGATGAGTTTCGCCTTGTGAACTGGCGTAGAATTTAGTGATTTTGGTGGATATATCTTCCTTTAGCGAAGCAACATCCTTTTTATTCTGTTCGATCTGCTGTGCCTGTTCTGTTGTAGCTCCGGGCTTGACCGGATTCTTTTCAAAATATTCCGTAACTAATCTTTGTATTACCGCCTCTGTTTCTTCTTTTGTGAGATACAGCGACATATCAATCGGAGCACCCATAGTGTCCCATACTACACCGTTCCATGCCACATTCATTCCTGCTTCGCCGTAGACCGACTTAGACTCGATATTGTACATATCGCCAATGTCTGGATTTAATGGAAGCAAATCAGCGGTTGCAACTGTACCTCTGTATCTTACAGGGCTATTTAATTTTGCTTCCATATCGGAAATCTGGCGTTTTAATATTGCATATACTTTCTTTGCTGTTAATGCCATATGCGCTTCTCCTTTACAGTTTGTACCATGTATCGGTAGGTTTGTGATATTCGTATAATTCAGATGTATCAAGACACAACGCCGAAGAACCACTCTCTACATAATGCGGGAGCTTTGATACATCTTTTGAAAGCCCCTCGTAATCACGAACCATACCTTTTGCATCTGTACATACCCAACTACCTAAATCCGGCAATTCATCACCGGGATTGTACTGAATGCCATCAAAAATAATTGTGTTTTCTGCTTTTGCCATCTATGCAATCATCCTTTCTACCCCAATGGGAGCTACATATGTGAACTGGTTTCCTAAGATATCTCTGGCTGTGCCAATCACGAAGCAAGAATAGTCGGCCAGAAGATTGCAACACCATTCTTCTGCGTCCACCCAATACCGTTTCTTGACCATGCGATGAAGTTCTGGTAATAGACCATAGCTGAACATCACGCAATGCCCTAGCTCATGAATAAATACACGGTTCAGAAGTTCTCCATACAGGTTATTTGCGATTGAAATAATATGGGTGGAATAATCCGATACCCCAAGCGTTCTATTGCCTGTACGGTCAATTAACACGCTGTCATGCGGAGATACAAACTGCACTCTCCATAGGTCACCGTTCATGTAAAATTGTCTTAGCATGGCTTATCACCATCCTTTTTTCAACTAAAAAGCCCCTGCTACATTCCTGTAACAAGGGCAAAATTCATATTATATTCAGTTCATCTGCTGTATGAAACGTGTTAAGTCAGTCTTCATCTGCTGTCTGATTGATGCGTCTGCATCATCCCACATTTCTTTCATGTTGCGGATGATATCTTCTGTATACTCTTTCATGGAATCATCCATTTTTCTCTTAGACTCAGCGTCTTTGGAATCATGGTAATGTCTGCGATTCTCGCTGTATCTGTCGTAGGTTTCACCATATCTGGACTGCTGACGATTCATGCCGTCATTTCCCATATTCCTGTCCGAATATTCTGGGTGATATCCCATGCGGTACATATTGCGTTTAAATTCTGGATTATTCAGATATTCGTTCATCCAGTCATCGTCTTCCATGTACAGATATGGTTTATATCCCATACGGCTTCCTTTGCCTTTTGGGGCAAATCTGCCGTTTGCATAACGATATCTGTCATATCCCATGCGTCCAAGATACTTCTCTTCCTGCTCGCATTCGTCCATAGCTTCTACGATTCTGTAATCTTTATCTGCACAGATTGCGCATTTTACCGCTTCTAAGCAATCTTTCAGATCATCCCAGTCCTGAGAACTAAGATTGTCAAATCCATGTGCTTTGGCTTTTTCCATAGCCCATTTTCCCATTTCCATTGCAACTTTATGCATTACATTGCCCCCTTTCTGGCAGCCTGTGTAACAGGTGTGTCTGTCGTTGGGGCTGTGCCATTAATTGCTGTTAAATTGTTACTCGGACTACAAGCCGGATTTCCTAACATCTTGAATACTCCGCCGGTTGCACTTGTAGCTACTCTGGTTGCGTACTTTGTTCTGGTTCTTATTCCGCAAGCCGTAACCTGTGCGCAGCAACGATTCTCTAGCGGATACAAAGTTGTTCCTGTTCCTATCTGAATCATTACCGGGGCAGTAATTGTAGTGGCTTCCGGTATGCTTTGCGCAACAACAATACAATATTTCTCTCCATTGTTGTAACTGCCTGCCGGAAGTGTGATTACAAGATTGCCTCCTGTAAACGCAACGGCTTGGCTGATTACAAGATGGTTGCAGAGCTTACAAACACTTTTACAACTCATATTTTATACCTCTCAATCAAAATAAGAGGTGAGCCATAACCCACCTCTTAGAATTAGTCAACCTCTAAGGGTGAGTTACTTAGCAGCATCCACTGTTGCATCCGCATCCGCCGTAATAGGTATTCGGATTCGGAACAACATATGCCGGAATAGCCGCCGGATTAATTGCATTGATTAACTGCTGAGTCTGTGAAGCCATAGCAGTTGTAAGCAATGCGGACTGACGATCCTGAGATGCAGCACGTTTCAGATCAGTATTTTCTGCCTGTAATGTTGCAATCTTATCGTTAGTCAGGAAGTCAAGGATTGCTCTTGTGTTGCTGTTCTGGTTTTCCAGAAGATCTCTGGTGTTGTTGTTCATTGTGTTCTGGAGAGCACAAGTGTTGGTAGCAAGGTTGTAGTTAATACCCTGTATAGCTTCTCTTGTTTCACAGCAACAGCTTGCTAACTGAGACTGTAAGGCATTGGTATTCTGCATACCTGCTACTGTATCAGCATTGATAGCCTGCTGAACGCCATTGAAGCCCTGAAGCATTCCAACGTTCATGCCATTAAAGCCACTCTGCATGGTATTGTTAAGAGAATATGTGCTGTCACAGATACCCTGCTGAATACCTCTGATACCATTCTGAATATCATTAAGGGCGAATTCCTCATTAATATCTGAACGGGTAGCCCATCCTTGGAAGCCGGCACCGTTCGCACCGTTTCCACCGTTACCACCAAAGCCGCCGCCCCAGCCGCCAAAACCTCCCCAGCCGAAGATTGCGAAGATCAGGACGAGCCAAATAAGTGAAAAGCCATCACCGCCCCACATATCATTTGCGCGACTATTAGAGCCTGTAGCAGCTGCAATGTCGCTAAGGCTGTAATTTGAACCATTCATCATGTTTTTAGTCTCCTTAAATTTTATTTACAATAGGAGACATCCGCGGCTGTCGTCCCAAATTGTAGCGATTCTGAATCACCCAATTATGGGGAAGTGTTATAATCCAAGGAATTTCTGTATAATTCCATCTGGAGATAAATGTTTTTCTTCAAAAACATTCTGTTGAATTTGATGCAATTGACTTGCGTCACCTTTTTTATATAAATCTAACGCATTTTTTAATGTTGGATTATTTCCTGCAAATTTACTCATATCGTTCATCATGTTGTCAACACTTCCGAACCTCTGAGAAATCATTTTCTCAAATTGCTTTTTCATCATGGCGTTTGGATTGAATGTCATCTCTGCCTACCTCCGTTCTGCTTAGGTTCCGATGTCCCCGACATCTGCGTCGGAAACATATTCTTTATTTCAGAAATCTCCGAACAAACATCATTCCTAAGCTGATTAAACATTGCTTCAATGTCAATCTGCTTTTCATCTTGCTTAGATTGCTGTTCATCTGGATTTACGAGTCGGTAAACAAAAATCCTGCTCCTTCCATCGGATTGAAGTTGTTTTCTGTAAATTTCAGTTCCGTCTGTTTTTGGATAGTAAACAGGATTACCGGACATATCCACATCTTTAGCCTTTACAGTATCAATCCCATCCACCATCTGTCCTTGAAGCATAGGCGATTGTGGAACCGGCTGTAACTGTTGCATCTGTATTTGACCATAAGGCATTGACTGCTGATAATTATTCTGCAATTGCGCCAGCCTGTCCTGATACGGCTGTATTTGTCCGTATGGGTTGTTTATCATTGGCTGTTGCGGATAATACGGATAACCTGCCATAATCTGTTCCTCCTATCCGGGATTCAAGAATCATATCCATATCATCTATGGAACGATGCTTTTCCCATATACCCTCGTAAGGGTTTCTTAACATAATCATTGTGTTTTCTCCTATGATTATATTATATAGGAAGGAACTCTGTTTTTGAACGTCACTATTTCGCCACATTTTCGCCACAATACAAAGAAAAGCCCCGACAGTACATCGGGGCAACTTTAGAAATTTTCTTCTTTATTCTTTTATTAATTCGGTCTATGGTTCTCGGACTATACCCCATAAGTTCAGATGCTTCCCATAGTGTCTTTTCGCCATAGGCCCGTAATCGAAACAGTTTTTCTTCTCTGGAATCGAAGCCTGCTTCTTTTAAATAAAATTTTCTTTCATCTTCTGAAAAGTCTGTATAATTCATATTTCCACCGTCCTCCCTTACAAGTGGAATCAAACTGGGAGAATACCGCTTAACATAAAACCGATAACTGCGCTGACAATAGATGTAATAACACATACAATGATTGTATCGTAACGCTTTCCCGGGACTGCCATGAGAGTCTTTATATTGTTATTCATCTCATCCACAGTTGACTTGATATGGTTCAAGTCATTCTCACTTAATGCTGTCTTTCTTTCCAGTTCCCCGATACGCTCATAAAACTCTTTATGGCGGTCGGATTGTCTCTCTTGCATCTGTCGAAGACTATTCTCTAATTCTTCTATGCGGTGTTCATTAAAACATTCATGTTCACATCCCATCGCCAGTTCCTTTCTTCACTCCCTTAACATTTGCTTTTCCCTACTGAATATAAGCAACCCAGCGGCACTCCGGGAGGACAAAAAATACTGTGCCACGTGACCCAACCATCTTATTAAATTAAACTTCCTGCAAACGGAAAAACGCCATGATTGATATATATTTCCGTTTCGGATTCCCATTTTCGACTTACTGAATTTTCAGAGTGCGATTCTTGGAACTCGGCCCCCTGTTTCACAAGGAAATAGAGAGCCAGATCAAATATGCAATCATAACAGTATTCCATATCGGTATTGATTTTTTCATCTGTATATCCAGACGGATAGTTGCGTTTCTTTTTGAACGAACGAATTGCACGCTTCACAGACAAAGAAATCATACCGTCAGTTTCCGCATCATCGGATAGATACTCTTTCAGATCATTTACAAGCCGTTCGTCCATTTAAGATCACCTACCCTTGCTGAGATAAAATTTCTGAGATAATACCAGCCTTGTTTGTAGATATCAGGGCATAGCCATTGTCACTTGCGAGCTGTTTCAGTTGAACTACTGTCATGCTTGACAATTCGCTTTCTGTATACTTGTGTTTTGAAGCATCATTAACACTTGATGCAGATGGTGACTGGCTGTTCTTGTCGAGACTATGCCCGTTTATTCCCCCGCTTTGGTACCGATTACGATACCACCATTAGCTTTTGCCGCTACCGGAACAAACATGCCTGACGCTTTGGTCCAAACTGCAACCGGGTCTTGTGTAGCCCACATGGACAGCGTTACGAAAGAACGATTCTCTTCCTGAATAAACTGTCTGTATTCAAGTTCCTCTGGTGTTACGCCCCAGAGTCCAGTACCAAATGAACCGTTCGGCTCTGCTTCATACAGTGTGAATACATCTTCTTTAAAGTATCTTCCTGTTTTGAGAGAACCATCCGCTTTTCTGAATTTGAATTTCTCGTCGCAACGATCAATTGTGATTCCGTATTCCTGCATAAGCAGATTAGCGAGTTCCTGTTTGGTCAGAAGACGTTTGTTTGCTGCTCCCAGAACTGCGGTCTGCATTGCAGTGTTGTTTCTCATGTAATTAATCATTTTAAGTGATGTCAGAGCTTTGTTTACCACAAAACCATTGTCTTCTGCGACAGCGACCATCTTCTGGATATCGCCCATGATATCTGCATCTGGTTTAGACCAGTCTGTCATTGTTACTTTTGCATCGGACGGAACACCATAATCAATGCTCATATCCACATTGTTCTCTTTGACTTTTACTGCGCCAGTAGAAAGGAACTGACCTTTCATGACATTTGTTCTAGCAACAACACCTTCAAAAAGGTTAGCTGCATCATCAAATACAAACTTCTTTAAGTTCTCATCATCCGGCACGCCGTTTTCAATCGCCTGCTGTAATCTCTCAGACTGATTAATTTTTCTCTTAATAAAGAGCTTTTCAGTCAGGACTTTTTCAAAGCCCGGTCTTGTTCCGATTTCTGCTTCAGTATCAAGTGCATGAACGAATGCTACCTCTGGAAGTCTCTGTCCAGCCATAAGTCTGTAGTATTCAGCTTTCAGGAACTGTGTTTTGACATCCGGGAAGATGGTGTCAAGAATGCCCGGCCTTTTTACGCTGAAATCCTGAGAGAAGTTAAGTCTTTCTTCCTGTGTAATTGATTCTAAAATATTAAATGGCATCTGCTTACCTCCTTAAAATTCTGGGTCTGTAGTGGTTACAAAAACGATACCTGATTTTTCAAGCTCTGTTTTTGCAGTGGTTTCTACTGTTACCGGAAGTCTTTTTTCAAGAACACGTCCTGCAACAATTACGGAAATCGGTCGTTTTGTATCGTCTGTCATATCGACGTCTTCAAACACAATGCCTTTAGCACCAGTTGCGTTCGTCGGATATACAGAACCCGCCTTGATAATCTTCTTAGTCCCAACGGTTTCAGCATTTGTCTGTTCTGCTGTATAGGTTTTAAGCACCAGCCCTACCTCGGATTCGAGGATATTAGGTGTGGATTCGTACTGCTCTGTTTTCATAAAAGCCATAATCTAAATCTCCTTTTCTTAAATATTTACTGGGGCATTATCGTCTGCCGGTTTATTTTCTGGGCACATTTTTGCTGAGTACGCTTTTGCGTATTCAGATGCTTCGCTTTTCTTTTTTGGTTCTCCACCAGATTTACCGCCACCGGGATTAGGTGTATTTTCAAGTGCTTCTTTCTCCCAAGCTGCTTTTGCGGTATCAAGAGCGTTTTTATTTTCTACGGAAATTCCATCGACAAACGTCTGGGCTTCTTTAAGAGCATCCTCCGCATTCATATTTGAAAATGCTTTAATTGCTCCCGCATAGGCATCTCCTTTCATTCCTGCGCTCGCAAAAATAGAAGTGATTTTACCTGTCAGAGCGTCTTTCTGAGCTGCTTTAAGTGCAGATTCGAGATCAGAAATTCTTTTTTCATTTGTTGCTTTCTCTTTCTGATGCTCCAATTCTGTTCTTTCAGCTTCACTCATGTTCTGCTTTTTCAGTTCTTCCAGTTCTGTTTCCAACGCTTTTGCTTTTTCTGCATCTTCTTTTAATTTCTGATTTTTGGCTTTTTCCTTAGCCACATCAGAATTTGACTGATTCAGAAAAGAAGTAATCTGGTCATCGGTTGCATCTGGAAAAATCCTTTTTACATCTTCTCTTGTCATTGAAATCTCCTGTCACCAATACGCTTTTTTACGCTGTTCGCTCAGCTCAAGGTGTCTCCCATGATTACGCTATCGGGGTGCATATTTTTTAATAAAAAAGAGACGATTTTACTCGTCTCTAAATTAACTATATTGAATTGAGCACCGGCAATTCACAATCTCGTCTGCCGAAGCTCCTAGCGAGGTGTCTTTTGGAAATTGTAGTAAGCTATCTCCAACCGAGAACGGCTCGTCAATCGGGAGCGTGATTCCTCCAACTTCGAGGTGTGTCTTTCGTTCTCTTTTGTCTCCTACGTCAATCCATTTCTTTTTGGTCTTTCCTGATTTCACAGCTTTCGAATACTGTCTGTAGTTCAGTATCGAATTAGCTTCGCACTCTGAAATAAACATTGCCCGGTCATTTGACAGGTAATAATCATCAGTAATGCTTTTATCTTCAGAAGAAAGCCTTTCGAATGTTATATCAATAATTTGCTTTGTTATATCAGTGGAATATTGCTTGATATATGTATCTATAAGCATATACGAAGCAATTACATCCAGATATTTGTCATAAAATTGAGTCTGGATGTATTCTCGTTTCGTTTCTCCGCTTTCTATGGTTGTTTCTATCAGTGCCAAAATATAAAGGACAACTTTTTCCATTTTTTGGGAAAAAGCTATCCTTTCTTGTTTTTCTTTGTCTGATATCGACATTTTGCTGAAATATTCTTTATACGGTTCGCTTCTGCGATTGTTAGGTCTGATATTTAATTCATCGTATGATGAAACACTCATTCTGAAATCACATCCTTGTTAAAGCCGTTCAGCAAATCTTTCGCTTTTTGCAGTTCTGAGTCCGGGTCTACCAATTCCGGGTAAATGGTTCCGAGATATGGCAAACTCATTTCGTATACTTTTTGTGGATCACTAAATAATCCACAAGTAATCAGTGCAATAAGCGGATGAATTTTATTTTTAAACAGATAATCAAGCGCCTGTGCTTTAACAAGCATGTTATCTGTCGGGTTTCTTGTGATTTTTACATCAAAATCTCTGGTTGAAATATTTACATCCATTGATGTTTTTCGAATGATATTCAAAATGATTCTGGCAGATGCCTTTTCAGCTTCTTTTGTGAATGCTTCTACCAATTTTGCGTCTCTCTCTGCGAAATCCCAACCATTCCTCAGATATACTGCATTGCCTGTATCTCCACCGGTATTACTTTGCCGATTTGGCATTGCTTCGACAATCAACATATTATTGTAAATGTCGTCTTTTGCAACCTGGCTCTCTGACTGATTTAGTTCGGCGGTCATTAAATCAACGTCTGATTGTGTTCCGTTTCCAACGTCTTTTACCGATACCGCACCGAGTTTAACCATCTTTACGAACTCTGCTTCATCAATCTCGCAGTTTTTAAATTTCATCAGGGCTTGCACAAACTGCTCAACACCATTCAGCCTATCAGATTGATATTTGTTGATTGCGTCATACATTGTGATCGCAATTTCAATGTCGGAAAGTCTGTCGTGATTATTTGGATATTCAATGATAGGAATACCGCCAAAGCCATTGATTCCGGATTCTGTCACCACTCCATTTTGTATTTTGAAATACTGTCTGGAAGAATAACACTGGTAATACTGCTGATTGTCCTCGTCTTTTAAAATCTGAACGGAAAGCACTGGTTTGCCAGTAACGCTTGAATAAACAATATATACATCCTGCGGTGATGGGATAAATATTCTGAAAGGCGGTAAGTCTCCATCCTTTGTCCATTCATCCTCTCTCAGGATTGCTTTATATGCAGTTCCTACCGCGCTCTGATATACTCCGAGTTGAATGTTTCTGGCGTCTGCATTGGCTTCGTCCAGATAATCATTAAGCCGGTCAACTTGTTCATTTGTTTTTTCACTCGCTTTTTTCTTCTTGCAGACATATTGAATAGGTTCTCCGTATATTTGTCCTGCCTTGAATTTGACTGTTTCAAGGGCATGATTCTCAACAACTTTATTGTTGACCTCTGGACGAACAAGTTTTTCACGATATAAAATTGGCTGATCACCTTTGTAATATCTGTAAAGATAATCCATCAGGGTTCTATTCCTGTTATGGATTCCGATTGTATCAGAAAGGACCTGTGCCACGTTCTGGGGAGTAATCTGGTCTACGCCAGTATAGGCAGTTTTTCTGCCAAACTCGCCTTGGCATAGGTCAACAAAGTTCATTTTGTTTCTCCCCACTGCCTGTCCTCCTGTCTTTAGGCATGAAAAAAGCACCGGAACGAATCCGATGCTTGTGTAAAAATTACAGTTTATATTATAATATAAAACAAAGTGTTATTCAGTGCTATCAGGTGTCAACTTTCAAAATGTTTGATTTTTTTTACAATATTCAGGGCATCGCCATGTAAATGCTTTACATAATCTTCGGAAAATCCCATTTCTTCAGCGATAGATGTCAGAGATTTCCCCTCTACATACCGTTTGTAGAGAAGATTATACATATTTATGTTCTCAACACTTTCAATTGTCTTTATAACCTCTTCTTTTTTACTGAGGTATTCTACGATTGTAGCCGTAATTTCAGTTTCCAAATCTACGATTTTTGCCACTGTATCGCCCATTTTGTCCTGGTTACTAGAAGTTTGAACTCTTTCCGTATTTGTAAAAGAAGATACAGAGGTAGCAAGTTCTCTTAACTGGTCACGCTCAGATTTTTTATTTTCAATTCTGCAATTCAAAGCATATACTTGACTTAAATATCTTTTTGTTTCTGTTAATCGTCTCATTTTATCTCCTTCCCCAGAGTGGATTGCGTACTGCCTTTACGACACCTGCGCCACTTCCATTTTTCAAAAACACAGCTAAGCTGGCAAGCGCATCGGGCGCATCATCATGTTTATTCTTTCCTGTCATAGTAAATGAATACACATTATTCATGAATTTTCTGTATTCGGCATTTTGATATCCAGTATCTCTGAAATAAAATCTTCTGATATTTTCTGCATTGTCCCATATTCGCTGCTCTTTTCTTACCGCAGACTTTGGGGCGTGTCCTCCATTATTTAAAATCATCTGTTGTGCATATTTAGAGGTAAGATTTGTTTCGTATCCTTGTTTTTGCAGTTCAACTCCAACCTCATCCTTATATCCCTCGCCACCTGCATTGGCTTCAAAAAAAGCGTTGGTTACTTTATTGTTGATGATTGATGCCACGACTTTTGGCATTGTATATATCTTCTCCGAATTGTCATATACAACATCATGAATATATACAGAACCATCTTCGTACACATAAGCTACCGGCATTGCCAAATAGTCGCTTCCGCCTAAAGCAACGTCACACGCAGACACGACTTTCAAAGGTTCTTCGTCTGGAAGCTGTCCATTATAAAAATTCATGTGTTGAGAATTGAATAATGCTCCGTCTCTTTCAATTGGTTCCTGCTGATACTGAGCCAACCATCCCGCCATATCGTCATTTTCTTCAAATTTAGAACGAATAGTGCGATAGTACTTTGTACTAAAGCCTACTCCGTAGTCGTAATCAAAATTGCTTTCATCTGTTTCCGGGTCAAGAGCAGGGATTTTTAAAACGTCATATCGAATATGTTTTGCTTCTGGATTATTTTGTAGGAATGAAAGCCTGTTCATATAAAGATCATGTAGCGACCAAATAGTACCGTTCAAAATCAGTTTGCACTGTTCTTTCTTTCGAGACATAACATTGTTATCGAACACAATCTGCTTTCTTCGAAGTATGTCAGGGTTCAATACATCTTGAATACCTTCCAGAATATCATCAAGAATTAGCCAACCATAAGCGTCATACTCGCCGTTCAAACCTGATTCCAAACCTTTTCCGGACAAAGTAGCGTATTTTTTCTTTCGTTCGAGGTCTACTTTATGATTTTTTGCATCTGTTCTGGCTATTTTTGAATGAAATACATCTTCGTGGCAGTATGTAGGGTCTGTCCAGATTTCCATAACGCCATCAAGAAATGCTCCGCCAAGTCCTTCCTTATATGTGACATAAAGATTGCTTATTTCTGTGTTTCTTGCGCAATGCCAAGATGTTCCTACTGTTATAATTTGTGATTTGCCGGTTCTGGCAGGTTGATGCAGAAACAATTCGTCAAGTTTATCGTCTTCAAGGGCTTGTAGCTTATCAACAACCTTTTTCAAAGTTCTTCTTCTAGGTTGATAGAAACGCTCCTGTGGCTTCCTATCTTTTTCAATATATAGTGCGTAAGAATCCAATAAATATGGCGCTTCCAACAGTAAATATTTCCAGTAAATCTCGTCAAAATCTCCGCTTCCAGTGATAGCAGCTTGCCTTTCTGCGATATTGTGTGCATATTGGCTTACCTTTATTCCCATCTGTTGCGCATCTGGATTATCCTTGAAAGGAAGGTCAATATTCATATTTAACAGCAGATCAAGGCAGTCTTTCTGGTTTTGATAGACTGTCATATCGCCATTGATGATTTGATTTAGGATTGCCCGATACCATTCAAGCGAACCTTCTGTAAATTTTTGCATAAAAATAGAGCCAGACCTCCTTTCTTCTTAGGATTTAGTCTGGCTCTCATGTGGCTCTTTGACTGTTATTCACTTGCTTTGAAGTTATATACAGGTTTGATAATATCAACTATCTCTACAGTATCTTTGATATTATCAATAATTTCTTGCGGTGGTTTGTAGGCCATAGGGCTTTCATCAATTGTGGATTTCTGAACGGATGTTGTGTATATCCCATCCATAGACTCCTTAAATTCTTCTAACGAGATGTTTTCTTTTGCTTTTGATCGGCTCATAATGCGTCCTGCGCCATGCGGGGCCGAACAGTTCCAATCATCGTTTCCTTTCCCAACTGCAATAATGCATCCATCTCGCATATTCATTGGAATAAGAACTTTTTCACCATATCTAGCTGATATTGCGCCTTTACGAACAATGTTTGTTTCGTGGTCAATATAATTATGAATTGTATCAAACCATGTGTTTCTTTGGAGCGTCCAATTCATAGTGTAAAATATAGCACTCTGTATGCATCGTCTGTTTATTCTTGCAAATTCTTGACAGATTTTCATATCATGCAGATATTGTTTTCTATGTTCTCCCGTCAGGTAACATAATTCTTTCGGAATACCTAGTTTGCCCGGCTTCCATTTTCGTTTTAATTCATCAATACCATTTTGGATATCCCTGTGTCTTCCAGAATGCTTGTATTCTTTCACTAATTTCTGTATTTCAGTTTCAAGCTCATCTGTATCCTGTGCATCTTCTATGGCAATTTTCTGATATATTTCAGCTACTTGCTTTCCAAGGTTTCGACTCCCAGTGTGAATTACAAGATAATTCATCCCTTTCGAATCAGTGTCAACTTCAATGAAATGATTTCCGCCCCCAAGTGTACCAAGGCTCCTGCGAATCCATTCAATATTTTTGAGTCGAGAAAAACAATGAAGTTCTTCTAATTCTTCAAAATTTATGATTTCGTCACGTACGTTTCTTCCTGCCGGAACATTGTTTCTTATTACTTCGTCGAGAATTTTAAAATCTATTGTTCCAACGTCAGCAGGGATTTGTGTTGTAAGCATTCCACATCCAATGTCTACGCCAACAATGTTCGGAATTACTTTATCTCCGAAATCAGCAGTAAAACCAATTACACATCCCGCTCCTGCGTGAACATCTGGCATGATTCGTACTTTGCATTCAGAAAATGCAGGCTGTTTTATCAATGTATAAATCTGATTTAATGCTTCTGGTTCGATATTATCTGTAAATATCTTCAAGTTGCTCATAATGGCACTCCTTTCTGGCTCTCTGACTGGTTATTATTCCCACAGAAACTTATCTGTTTCTTTCAAATTATTAACTGTTCTTTTTAATATAAGTATTCCACACTTTTTGCAATAATACGGTTGGAAACGCTGATTAGAGCCGTACGGCTTAAATTTATTAAAATTATAATTATACGGATTGAATATCTCGCATTCTTCAAAATCGTGGTCGCATTCTGGTAGCTTCATTCACTCACCTCCAATCTGGAATCCCTAACTGTTTATAAGTAAATATGGCTGTATATTTTTTCCCACATTTGTAGCAAGTTTCCGTAATAGTACAAGTCTTTTCTTTGTCGTTACATTTCGATTCTGTATCCGAACTTTTAAATCTGCAACCACCTGTCAAAATGCATTTAATTCGTTTTCTGTTCATCTTGTTCTCCTTGCAAAACTTTTCTGATGCAGTCCTCGACAAGTATGAAATCTTTGAACGACATACTCATCTCACAATTATGAAAATGTTTCCCGATTTCATTTACAATTAATTTATAGATTCGAAACTTGGTTTCTTCCGAAAGTTCATCCGGTTCCATAGGTTTAGTCTTTTGAAGTTCTTCCGCATCGTTGGCAACTGTTTTAATAACATCTTCATCATGCGCTTTTATGGAATCAATAGCTTTAACGATGTCTGGTGTGTTTTCTGGATAAATCCCTAAGTACCCACTATCCATATCTCTGAAAAAATCTTCTGCGCTTACATCAGGATTGCAAAACGGAAGTATAGAATACATTTCAGAATATTTCTTACGTTCTTCATCATTAAATGCATCCCAAGCTGAGATACCACTCTTTTTAGCGAATTTATCACATATTTCTGGCGTGGGAGCCATAAATGGAACGTAAAATGTCTTTTCACCAAGGTCGCAAATATACCCCCTATTAACTCCATTATCAATAATCTTTCCGCACGCACAATCATAACAAGTACTCATACATTCACCATAAACTCTTTCTTACAGTTGCTTCCCTTACATTTGTACGGCATCCGATGAATTTTCGTGGTCGGAAAAATCTTTAAGGCTTTCTTTCCGCAAAACGGGCAAATTATCCATTTTGTGCCATTCTCCATTTTAATTTGTGCGGTTCCGTCCCATGGCTCAGGAAGATTCATATATTCAGAGAAGTCTACTCCCTCTGATTCAAGTGCTGTTTTGATACTCATTTACCGTTGTCCTTTCTGATCAATGTCAAAATCGTCAAATAATTGTCCCCGATGTAATCTGCTTTCCATGTTTTAGAAAGATTTCCCGTTCGGTTGTATATTACGGTCGTATTCCCCGCCAGAAGCAAGCGTCTGTCCGGATAGAACCTAGTCGGAATGTTCATTCGGTAGCATTCTCCCTCAAGATTGTACGTGGTGTCGAGGAAATCAATGTCTGAGCCTGTATAAATAATTCTCATCAGCTCAGTCCATGAATCTTTCTCAGATTCGCATATCGGTCAATCAGAACGTCAAGTGTTGTATGCAACTGATTAATCGTAATGCAATCGTCCTGATGCTGTCTGTGATATTTTGCGATTTCTACAGATTCGTCGTAAAATGGTGTATCTGCCTTTTTGTCCACCTGTCTTTTTAACTCGTTGTTATAAGCGCACATTTTATCCAGTTCAGCCTGAAGCTCGTTGATTTTATTATCCTTGTCTAAAATCTCATGTTGCTTTGCTTCTCTCTCATCAGCCAACCGAACAAGTTCTTCTTTCAACTGATCTACTGTCCAGCTCTTCAAATCTTCAATTCTCATGGCAATCCTCCCTTAAAGCTTAGTAAATATTTCCATGTCATAGTTATCTCGAATATAATCCACGCATTCAGACAACTTTTCTTTTAAGAACGGGTCGTTTGCACTGTCTGGATGTATTGAATATAGTGCGCAACTATCTTTTTTACCGTCTTTCTAGAATTTCTTCCAGTTAAATGTCATTACGAACAGTGGAATTGCTTTGAGGTTTTTAGTTTTATATCTTATGTAGAGATTAAATATCTTTTTGAACACTAATATTCCCCCCCCTATCTGGTCGAACTTAAAATGATTTTATTCTTACATTGTGGGCAAATAATGTATTTTCGCTTGTACCCGAATCCAGATGGCATATTTGTAGCAAAATGCTTCTCTATGTTTTCATCTTTCACATCTTCGGATTCGTCATAGCTCAATACTGCACCGCATTTGTCACAAGTTGCTTCTTTTAATGTACCAGGTTTCAAAATCTTAATCATTTCTCTCTTTCCTCCCTATGCTTCATCTGGCATTCAATCATCTTTGCTATATTCTTGCGTTCCTGTTTTATTCCATGTCCCTGACGGAATAACTCACATTCAAGGATATTTCCACATTTAGAACATTCGTCTTTAATTTCTTTTCCTGCTATTTGCATTCCCATCCATCCTGTACCATTCTAGGTTTGTATATTTTTTCAGTATACCCTTCGCCGTTGCATAAGTCGCAAGTGACTTCTTTTTCTACGTAATCATCACAACATTCCCAGTATTGCGCACGATTTACTCTTTTGATAATAGTTCCACTTCCGCCGCACTTCGGACATCTGTGAATTTTGTTTCCTTGCATTAGTTTCACAAGGTCATCAAGAGTCGTTTCTCCACCATATGTATTTCTCAAACATATTGCCTCATAAATTTTCATTTTCTGCGTCCTCCCAAAATTTGCAAACACAATCTGGTTCCGTAAAATTAGCGCAGTGTTCACTGTCGCCGTTGAAACATACCCATGTAAAATCGTCATGTTTCTTACATGTTTTACAACACTTTTCTTTTTGCATAATTAACACCTCAATTTAAAAAAGTCCAGTGCGCCGACTTGAACGGCATAAATCTCCCAACGAGAAACACTGGAACCGAACGAAGTAAAAGAAAAAGATTCCAATGATTGCAATTCATCGGAACTGAAGCAGAAGGAATCGAACCCTCGGCACGTGATTTTGGAGACCACTGCTCTACCACTGAGCTATGCTTCAATAATCCACCTGAACCATAGACCGCCTGTGTACAAACAGCTTCTAAGCGGATTAAAATGGAACGCCCGGAATCGAACCGGAGACCAGAGCGCGACTCTGTCATTTTGCCACTAGCGTACATTCCACGAATTGCAGGAGGCGGATTTGAACCGCCGATCTCAAGGTTATGAGCCTTGCGAGATTCCACTTCTCTATCCTGCCATAAGAGATTAATTAGAAGAATTATGTAATGTTTCGTAGAACAACGGCATATTCACTTATTGACTACCCAAGGAAGAAAACTCATACCGATAAGAAACAATATATTCGGAACTCGGACATATACATTCCTATATTATTCCCATGCTTTCTTCCACTCTGAACTTTCAGTCTCTAATTAATCAATGGGAGAAGATGGAGTCGAACCACCCGAGCCCGAAGGCAACAGATTTACAGTCTGCACCGCTACCTCTACGGAATATTCTCCCAGAACCGGCAATCCGCCGGTTAGCAATAGGTTTATCGTGTTATGCTTTCCACTAGGCAATTTCCCATAACTTGGACTATCGTATTTTTGCCAACCTGACGGCTTTTTGGTAACCGTGGTATGCTCCACGGAGTTGTTTCGAAATTGGATATTTACGTCTTTATAGACAACGACAAAACCTTTTGATGTCTCTTGAAAACTTCCTGTCCTCAATGCGCGCTTATTGACGACAATTTAACTCGGAGACTGTGCAGAACGGGGAATTATCTTCATCAAACGGGCTGTGCCGTTACACACCTTTCGCGAAAACAATCCACATACACTCATTCAGCAGTTTTTTCTGTCCATTGAACGGATAGACAGCATATGGAAGAAATGGAAACTACAGGACTCGAACCTGTGACTTGTCGGTTATGAGCCGACCGTTCTGCCAGCTGAACTAAGTTTCCTGAGCAGAGGGTTATTGCAGTTCAAGAGTAACTTCCTCTGCTGTTGCGATTCTTGCCCTCGCAGTCGCAACAAAGGGTCCGCTGCTCCACAAAATGTGGAAACCATCCGGGACGTTTGAAGCCCCTTTATTCATCCCCTGATGGGATAGATGGTATTTCAGAGGAGCTATACCATTCCAACGATACAGCCGACTGGGCTAGTGGGATTCGAACCCGCGAATACAGCAGTCAAAGTGCTGTGCCTTACCGCTTGGCGATAGCCCATTGATTTCCGGGTTGGCGTTCCCGGAAATGTGATATATTCTGGTGGTTTTAGAAAGCATCATAGCTATTAATATTGTTAAGTCCGCGCCAGTTACTTTGCAATGGGTGGGAAAAAATTATATTATATTCCATTGAGTTTCACCAACGCAGACCTAAGCTACTCTGGATGCCTCGACCTGTCAGATTCAAAGGCTTTCCCTAACCTGAGAACGGCAGGTTTCTGATTTTCTTGTATTTTCACCCGTTCAATCAGTATAGTGAACAGGGGAATTTGTATTGTGAATGCTAACCACATTGGGTTCTCCTTATAATCTAAAAATCACAACTGCATTAACTGCAAAACATATTTCCATTAATATAAATATTGCCGACGCTATTGGATTGCTTTTCTTTTCGGCTTCGTCCTGTGATATAAGGAACGCCAAGACCAATGTAAAAAACGCGATATCCAGCATGGCTGCTACGAATTTTGCTAAAATCATTCTCTTTGTTCCTCTCCGATCATGAAATCAAGAATCTTACTGGCAGTTTCTTCTTCTGGCTCGAATGGTAAACCGCAGGTACAATACTTCTCAATTGCTGTTTTAAGGCTTGCTTTGAAGCCATTGTAAACTTCTCCATGTGCCAGAAGTTCGTGTCTCATGATTATTACTGCGTCCTCTACGGACTGCGGTGTGTATGAGAATTTTACTTCAGATTCCATTTCAATATCCGGCAAAGCCATTAATTCAAAAACCGATGTCGGTAATTCGTCAACTGCGACATGAAAGTCTGCTGATATTACACGATTGATTTCTGTTCCGTCAACAAAATATTGTGTTCCCCTCCAGCCAGAGCCTTCTGGATTTATGATCTTTACTTTTGGAGCATTAGTACTGTTCATTCTTCAAGTCCTCCATTTCTTTCACGCTAATCCCGACTATCCCGGCGCTATCTTTGCTGTCTGTAGATTTGAAATGCGCGTTTGGATGTTGTGGGTACATGAATTCAAACATAAGGTAATTTGCAGCGTCCACAAGGTATTCTGTATTCCCAGTGGAATTATATTTTTCAATGCACCGTTCCATTGTAGGAAGCGCCTGTACGTTTCCGGTTTTAAAATTCTTCCTGGCAGGACCGTATTTATGATAGCTTACCTCGACTCGATTCTTACGAAGTTCATCAAAGCGTTCACTGTATTCTTCTGACATATAAAAACCTCTTTTTTATTTTTTTGAGAAAAATTGAGTCGGCGTTTTTCCTATCTCCTTCGGAAATATTGTTCCAATGCTTCTCTGGTGATCTGCGATACACTTTTGCCGGTTCGGTTCTTCTCGGCTATGAGTTTTTGTTCTAGCTGGTACGTGAGACGGATTCTGATTGATTCGCCCTGAGGGTTATTCTTTTTCATAGGCAGTGTCCTCAGCTTACAATTTCAATAGGATATCCGAAATGTTTCTCTAATTCAGCTATTGTTATCTTGCGCGGTTTCTTTATTTCAATATCAACACGCTGCACTGTGCCATTTTCGGTTTTTGCAATTCCTTTTCCAGTGTAGTTTTCGGTTTCTTCATTTGCGTAGACACTTAAATGTTCATATCCGTATGTTCTGCACCATCTTGCAGCTAAGTCAGCGATTTTTCTTAAATCTTCCTTTTCATCTCCAAATAATTCAGAATATCGAACCGCTTGTTCGAACTCACTCGGTGTTATCTTCTCGGGAGATATAACCTGTTTATACGGGCTTCCGATAAAATGGAAAAACCTACATGGTTCCATTACTTTTTCGCCTTTTGGTAAAGAAAATCCTTGTGCGACTGCTTTCTTTAATAAATGTTCGGATTCGATATCATTTTCTGTAACAACAGATTTATTTGTAAAATCAATCATTCGTATTGTCCTCCAATAGTTTATATAAGGTACCTCTTGAAATCCCCATGATTTCTGCAAATTGGACTTTCGTAATCTCTCCATTCTGCCATCTGGTTTTTGTGCTTTTAAAAAGTTCCTTATCAATTTCTTTTTTGGCACGTCCTTTATACTTGCCCTGAGCTTTTGCGATTTCTATGCCCTCTCTCTGGCGCTGTCGAATGTTTTCACGTTCTCTTTGTGCCACATAAGAAAGTAACTGAAGGACAATATCTGAAATTAACGTACCAGTTAAGTCTTTACTCTGGCAAGTATTAAGTAACGGCATGTCTTGTACGATAATGTCCGCGCCGATTTCTTTAGTAATTTTTCTCCATTCATTGATAATTTCTTCATAATTTCTTCCTAGCCGATCAATAGAATGAATCACCAGCACGTCACCTTTTTGTAACTCCGAAATCATTTTCTGATATTCGGGACGGTCAAAATCTTTACCAGATTTCTTATCCATGTAAATTTTACCAACTCCATCCGTTTTCATAGCTTCAATCTGCCTTGCTTCATTCTGATCTACTGTTGATACTCTCACATAACCTATTTTCATATATACACGCCTCCGTTTCGTTATATATCAATTATACACCGTATCGTGTGTAATATCAAGTAGTTTATACACGTTTTGGTGAATTTTGATTGATTTTTTTAACGTATGCGTTTATTATGTGATTAGGAGGTGATATTTTGGTATCTCAAAAAATTAAGCAAATAATGAAAATGAAAAAAGTTACAAATGTTCAGGTAGCTGAATATCTTGGCACTTCTCCTCAAGCACTGGCGAATAAATTCTCAAGAGAAACACTGTCCGCCGACGAGATGATTTCTATTTTAGAATTTCTCGGTTGCCGGATTGTTGTCGAAACAATCCCGGATGTTGTTGTACAATTCAATACTGGTGATCTCAAAAGGGAACCGTAATGGTTCTCTTTTTTCATGCCCTGATTAGTCCCTGTCATTGAAGCAACAGCAGCTAAAGTTTATTCTACTCATATTTAAACTCTCCGCTGCGGAGAAATCAGGAGCTGCACCTGTATTGCCTTATTTCTTATGGCAGAGAAATCATTAAGGCTTATGGCTTGTCGTGTTGCAATCACTATCTCTGTCATGGAAAACTCTTTTTTATTTCTCGGGAAAATTTTAAGCCTTGCTGTTGGAAAAGGCTTTTTTTAATTTTTCGGGAATTCGGAGTACTTACTCGGCGTGTGTTGGGGCTTATATAGACCCCCTCCCGGTATCCATGCCGGACGCTACCAGGGAAGCCCGCTGCCCCATGGGTTCCCGCTTCCCTGGCTTAACGCTGATGGCTAAAAGCCTGCGGCAGTAGTCAAGGAAGCACTTTGGGGTGTAAATCTGTTGTAATATTGCACAAATATTTCTGTTTTGCTCTCTGTTCAAAATGGGTACACCCTAAAAGAACATTGAACATCACTATATATTGTGCATTCAAGTCACAAACAACAACATCTTGTTATAGCTCCGGCTTTTCCATCTCTGGAAGCTCCAGCGCTGCCCTGTGTTTGTCTGCGATCTGCTGCGCTGTCTGGTGTGGTATGCCATCCTGCTGCACTGTCTGAACTGGTGCCGTCTCTGCCATGCCGTAAGCTGCTTTCGCAACGAAAATCAAGTTGGCATTTGTGCCGGGCTGGTTGTTCAGCCTATTGACTGTACAATTCTTGCAGATATCGAACCATTTTTTAACCGTGTCGCCGTGTGATGTGCTTGCCCTGTACTGTCCATTAGACCATTTGGTAAACGTTCTGCGCTCTATTCCTACCAAAAAGCTAAATACTTCTAACGTTGGTAACACTCCGTATTTAGTACATATTCTCACGTATACACTAAATATATTATCTAATAATTCTATATCCTCTGTACCTGGTTTCGGTATTCTATCCGCAATATAAAAGATCATATCCACAAAACTATCAGCAACAACAGCTTTATATTCTTTCTGTGTATCAAATTCTTCTGGAGTTACTTGTAACACAGTGTTTATATATTCGTCCACAAGCCTGTATATATCATTCTCATATACTTCTATTCCCTGTTCTGTCACTGTTGTATTACTCTTTTTCACTGTATCACCTCCAAAAATTGAAATAAAAAAAGACGACAAAAACACGTTCGCAGATACAATCCGGGACCTTTCTAAATCCCTTTCTTCTTTCCGTCTGCTACGGTTTTTAGTCGTCTAATAGTCTTAATTATCATTGTTGCCTTTCGGCTTATTCAGTTGTTAATTCTGTTTTATCATACTTTTATATTACTTGTCAACAGTCTATTTAATTTTATTTTACTCTTATTAACTCTATATATCTATACGGTACTGTATAGCATATATATATTAATAAACTCTAGGTCTCTAGAATCTTGGAGGGGATTATATAGACAGTTATTATATATTTATACACATTGTAATACTGTCATTTTCCGGTTATTAAACACAAAAAGCCAGACCTTCCGGTACCTTATCCGGCGTGATCTGGCTGTTAGATTCTTATTCTTTTAGCGTTCTGGCTTTAGCTCCCCTCCTGAGTTCCGTCACCTGTCGTTGATTTTATTTTATCCACATCAGTTTTAAAAATCAAGCCTTAAAACAAAAAAATTTTGCTTGACAACTTCGACGGTTTTGTGCTAAATGTATTTTAACAACTTCGGCGGCGGGGTTGTTCCCCCTCACTCATTACGCCGCCAGAATAAGACAGCAAAAGCCCCCGGGATTATCTCTCAGGGGCTTTTGCGTCTTTCCACTATGGAACTATTAAAGTTTGCACTTATTCAGTACTATTTCAAATTTACATTCAATTACCTCAGTAATTATTGTCTAAATAATACTATAGATCAGATGAAAAAACAAGGATTGTTTAAATTATCACAATCTGTAATTACTTTCGTTCCTCTATCTAAATATTTCACTCGAATATCATTAAATCTTCGCTTTCCATTGCTGATTGTATAATTTTTGTGAACTGTGTAAACAGTTCCGGGTGTTTCTGCCGTAGTCGGTGCATAAGTGCACATGTCAAGTGTCATTTCCTGCGCTGGCAAAACATCAACAACCTGCACTCCGTCAATTCTTATCAAGTCCTCATGTCGTCCCAGGCTCGGGAATGTCCGCGGGTTCAAAATCTTTCTACAGATCACATCAACTTCTTTCTGATTTTCCGGTATAACATGCAATCTCAGGTCCAGATCAGACACCATATTTTCATAGATTGGTGTATTAACCCAGCCTACAAACGAATCCCCGGATTTTACCCTGACTGGAAAGCGTTGTTTAAATTCTTCTGTTTCTGATCCTGCGACTGTTCCGCCACGCCACCTCATGCAAATTTCCGGTTTGTTCATGACTCCATTGCCGGATACAGATATCTTCATGTCATGCCAGCTATCCCACTGGCACATGTGGTGAACCATCCCAGCAACTGTAGAAAAAGGCGGAAGCGGGTATGTTTCGCCCCGCTTGCCATTCCATCCCGGAATTGAAAACCGGACGGTGTCCATATGCCCTTGTATCATTACTGCTTTCATGCGTTCATTTCCTTTTCTGACCGAAACCCGAAAATGATGTCGTTATAAAGTTCGTCCGGTATTTCTTCATCTCTCAGCGGATGTCTCTCTTCAAGCTCTGCGTCGAGGCTTGCGTCGATGTCTGTAAGCGCCTGCTCTCTGTCGAATCCCATTGCTACAACTGCATTTAATAAATCAATTGTTTTCTTCATTTCTCTTTTCCTCTCTTATCTGTTCTTCGTATTTTTTTATGAGCCATTCCGGGACCGGTTCGTCTCCGTCGTCACCCCTGTATTTGATCGGGTCAATATTGTTTGTGAAACACCACTCCCAACTGTTATAATCGTCGCCGTCTTTTGATACGATGTAGAATATATCATATTCGCTGTCCACAAATGCCAACGTATCTGTTGCATTCATTGTGTACAACATGATATACATGTTTCTCCTGTATGCGTACGCCATTTCTAACGGTGAATCTTCACCGCTCAGAAATCCCATGAACATTTCAACATCGTATGAATCTTTTGACAGTTTATTATAATAGTCATAGACTATTTTATCCCATCCGTCCGGGAAAAGTTTACGATCTTTTATTTCCTCATTATCTTCTTTAGCCATTTTGTAAATGGTTTCAAGTTTTACTCTCTTAATCATTTTCTTACCTCCGTTTTATTTCAAACGCTTTACAATGTCCCCATCGTAATGATCAGGCGCGCCTTCGTCTGGGTTGACGCTCTCCAGAACGTAAAATGCTGTTCTGTGTTTCTGGTCATATCTGGTTAATTGGTTCCATTGTCCCTCTGCTTCCCGGAGGGCTTCCGCCTTATCCTCAAATTCATCGGTGAAACAATCACCGTCTGTAATCCATGATGATATATTTCATTGTTCTGACTCCTAGTCAATCCCGGTAACTTTAACCCGAGTCTGTAAAATATCCTCCGCAGATTCCAGAATCTCGAAGTCAACGATGTATTCCTCGCCATCCTGATATACGGCGATTGCTCCAGACTCCAACAGTTCTTCCCCATCTCCGTTTCCGTCCCAGAGCTGACCGAAGAAATATTCTTTACCAGTTTCAATTGTGTCCTCTGTTCCGAGGACGTAGGATAATGTATTTAATTTCATGCTGATTTCCTCCTTAATCTTCTACCGTTTTCAGAAAAGTTCTATGCAGTTTTCTATTTCCGTCATAAGCCGAAAAACACGGCTTTTCATTTCCTTCCAGTACCTCGTTAATGGTGTAATTCGTCCCCCATGGAGCTGTCACCATCAACTCGCCCATGTAGTTCTCATATGGTTCCCAACCTTCCGGGGTTTCCACTGTGATTTCATCACAGCAAGTAGCTGTCGAATCAGGGTTTCCATATGTGTATACGTTTCTTTTCTCTGCGGCTAACACGCCGTAATTGCAATAGATTTTGATTTTCATTTTTTCCTCCAAATTTCCAAATCCAAGGTTTCCAAGTTACCAGGGCGACCGCCCCAGCCCGACCGGCTATTTGATGCGCTTTCTTTAACTGTCTTTATTCTAGCATTTTGTGCCTTAGATGTCAAGCATTTTTGTGCCTTATCGCAAAATTTTTTCTTCTCTTTCCAACTTCTCGGCAACTGCCAATTTTATAAAGTCGTTTATGCTCTTGTATCCTGCTTTCATTATCGCTTCTTTTGTACCGATCTTAAAGCGACAATTTACGCGTTCAAATTTATCATCATATTTATATACCGCTCTTTTCTGTGCTTCCGGTGTCTTTGTTTTCTCTGCCATGCTGTTTTTACCTCCTTATTGTTGTAATGAGTATATCATTTTGTGCCTTAGAAGTCAAATGATATTTTTTTCTTCCTTATATATAGCATTTTATAACACTTTCTGGGTTTCCAGAATGAAACAATATGCACAATTTACCTGTATATTTTGTGCCTTAGATTTAGTTATTCTGTATATTGATTTTGTGCCTTAGATATAGTATTATATAACCATCAACAGAGAACAAACAACCCGGACACAGAGCCGGGAGAACGGAGAAAAAACATGATTAAATTTTTAGACTTATTCAACACAATGCACTGTGATTTCTTCGAAATCCAGAAAGGCAGAAAAAGCGAGCTTGTAGAATGGGAAATGAGTGGGAAAATGCTTCAGACCTGCAAAAAATATTTTGATGATCGAGTGATTGATTTCTATATTACAAGATCAAAAAAAGAATAACGAGTTAGGGCTTGTTATTAGACTGGAGGAAATAAAAAAATGAGATATAACATCTATCTGGGGCAGATTGAAAAGGCCCACACAAAAAGAAAATTGGCGAAGCTCCTGGACCTGATTGGGAACGACTTCGCCGGGATTAACTCCCGGCAGTATGAAGAATTAAAGTTTCTGATTCTGTACAAAATGGCGGCATAAAAAAGAATCCGGACGAAAAGCCCAGATTCCCCCACAGTATAAATTGTAAATCATTAAAATATCAGCAAAAACAGAATATCACAGAAAAGGAGAAAAATCAATGTGTAAAATAATTCCTTTCCCGGTTCAGGAGTCAACCGGATTCATAAACTTAAAACAGTTCTTCGAGGTTTCTGGAACTGTAAAAACCACAGAGTTTTACCTTGGAACTGCTGAAGAATTAGCAAGGCAAAACAAAATAACACAGTCCGAACTGCTGACACTTCGTAGAATCGGGCGTCAAAAATTAAAGACATTAGAGAGCCAGACAGCCGCCCCGGTTGCCGCTCCCGGGTTGTATATGTACACGCCGGAAATGGGGCAAGAAAAGCCAGAATGTCAGATTGACGCAAGTCTGAGCTATTACGGTGATCACTGGTTTTTAACAACTGAATTGAATTTAAAAGGGCGCGGGATTCGCCTTGATAAAACGGAAAACAGTATAAATTATTATATTGTCACAGAACGCGCTTTTGAGAAACTAAAAGCAGAATACAGTATATCTAAAGTTAATTATTTAGATTGATCTCTTCGGCGGCGGTCAAGCCGTAACCTCAACGCAACCGCCGGATTTCAAAAAAATAAGAAAAGAGGTAAAAGGATATGAAAAAATTTGAAATCGGAAAAAGATACCATGAAAGCGGTTTGGTGTTTGAAATCGTAAATAAAACCGCTAAAACAATCTCATACAAGGCAATCCAGCACGCCGGACGCGATAACGAACGCGTTGTTAAAGAAGGTCGCGTGAAGCTTTGTCAGTGGCCTGCCGGCGAGGTCTTCATGGACGGCCACGGCCGAACAATAGAATCATAACCAGGCTGGCAAACGTACCGGGGAGCATTTCCCCGGCGGCCTTTTAAAATAAAATCAGGAGGATTAAAACATGAAAAATTATACTGTTATTACAAGTAAAGAAACCTGCACCGGGCTGAACTGGGTTATAGATGCAAAATCTACGCCTTCTGAAGCTGATCGGGATTTTATAGCATTCTTTTCGCCGGTGGTATTTTTTAACGATGTCAGCTGTTATCACTGGGCATATGATACAAAATTACCGTCCGGGCGGTGGTTAGAAAATATGAGTTTTTCAGAAGATTTAAAGACTATAAAAGCAACAGTCTTATAATTTAGGCGTAACGGTTCCTGCCGGGTTCGATTCCCGGCAACGCCTTTTATAACCCGGCTCCCATGGGTAAAGGGAAGAAAGAAAATATATGTGGAATGTATACGAAGTAAAAAGTGATCAGAAATGGTTTTTTAAGTGTCTTGGCAACGATAAATTTACCGCTGAAGTACTTTTTGATCATTTGCAAGCTGAATGGTCAAACGGTCATCATTTAACAACATTGATTTTGATTTTTGAGGAGGAATAAAAAGATGATCACAATCAGAAAAGCCACGCAAAAACAAGCTATCACCGCTTTTTATAGCGGTGATTTTTCTGAAATAAACAGAATAAAAGAAATTGCAGAAAAGGAAGCCAGACAAGTATTTGAAGCTGTTTCTTCCGGTGCTGTCCCGCTGATATGGTACGAATTACCGCAAATCACGAATATAAATTATTTAGAGCAGTAAAACGCTGTTCTTTTTCTGGTGTCCTGCATCCGCTCCGGGCGGCGGTGGTTCGTGACCTGTGCGGGACTTCACCGGGGCTTGCGTCCTGGTTTGATGCACATTGACAATTATATATAGCTGTATTAGCTTCTGTTCGACGTTTTAGCGGCTTTTATCGTGATTCTGGTATATTTTATCACAGCCATATAAAAGCACCTTAAAACGTCAAATACAAATTGATAACAGGGATTGACGGCAGAACGCAACGGGGTTATTATTATTTTGTATAGTTGCGCAGACGCTTCGCCCGGTCGGGTCTTTATGTTTCCAGACTGCGCGGAGTTATGCGGGGCTATAAAGAGGAGAACGCATGAGCAAAATAAAATACGTGTATCCATATAAAAACACTGGTAAATGGATTACGCAAATAAATTATAATAGCAAGAATTATACACTTGGGATTTTCGAAAGCGTGGAAGACGCTGCACAGGTCCGGAAAGATGCGGAAATTGCAAAGAATAACGGCACGTTCCCGGAGTTCTTCGCAAAGCTGCGCCCAGGCGTGCAGATGGCAGATGGTAACATAAAACACTGTGTTGTTTGCGGGAAAGAGTTCGAGAGCCATAACGGGCGGCTTGTGTGCGGTCCGGAATGCAAAAAGGAACGGCTGCGGATGTCTTACGCGAAAGTAAATTCCAAAAACACTTATGCAAAAGACACTGTAAAATACAAATACTTGCATCTTAACAGCTTCGGGCGCTGGGAGGTTAATGTATATCGCAATGGCGTAAAATATTATCTTGGCTCTTATTCTGCCTTAGAAGACGCATTAAGCGCTCGCGATAGTTTTACGGGATGCACAGGAAACTACACAGAAAAAGCGAAAGAAATCCGATCAGGGGCGTTAGCGACACAAGCACAAAAATGGTGCACCGGGTACAAACACGCTCAAGAGTTCTACAACCTTAACGGGGATTTACTTGTGCCCTGCTTTTACGTCTGCCCGGATGGGTACAAACTTGGGCAATGGATACGCTCACAGCGCAGCGCCAGAAAGGGCAACTCATATGCCCAGATCACACCGGAACGGGTAGAGATGCTTGATAAAATCGGAATGATTTGGGAAGTTAAGAAAGTTAGCGAAACTTAGCGAAAGTTAATTAATATGATTATATCAAATTATAACAAATGTTTAAAATTGGTATTACCGGGCAACTCCTGTATCAATTGCAGATACGCCGGAACTGGAAAATCCCGGAAAAAAATCGCAGAAATCTGAAACTAATTCAGACCTGCGACTTTTTTATTTTGTGCATTCTGTATATAATTCTCTATAACGTACCTCGGCGCGATGTAAATTTTTATCTCATCACGTTCAATTCATCTTTTTCAGTGGTATTCTTTCTTCTTGTAATATCAGAAATCTTACTCATACGCCTTTTCTGCCGGCTCGTTTCCTTGTTCCTGCGCTTCGCTGATTCCCTGCTGATGGTTCCCATGCCTACTCCTTTCTGAACATCTCCTTCATGTTCTGACTCCGTGAATTGAGGTTTATAATTGGCACATCCACATTAAGCTCATCCGGCACGATGCCTACGATCACAACCTTTGTTGGCTCTATTGCGTCTAGCATTTCCTTGAAGTTCTCGCAAAACTCCGTTCTGGCAGACTTTGACCGCACTCTGCCATTGGTGCAACATGATACAGTGCTTCTGCGTGGTGTTCCATCAAATATCCATGGCATTTCCTTTGGACTGATAATATTTTACGGATGGGATGATTTTAACGCCCATAACCGCCCAATAATAGCCTAAAGCATGGTTTCTGTACAGGTTGTAGATGTTCAACGCACTTGGCATCCCGGAAGCAATTGTGAAATCCGGACTGCAAACCGAATGGAAACATTTGAGATGTTCAACGTACTGGTCCGGATGATTCCATACCTGTAAGAAACTCTTGTCGTCAATATAGAAATTTACGGTCAAGTCCTTGTGCCCTTTTAATGATCTGGATTTTGAAGAAACAAAATCTATACTTTTCTTTGGTGCCAGCTGCATCGGTGGAATAACTGGTATCTGGTACGGGCCATCCAACTCTGCACCGGTTATCAGGTATTCTTTCATTACATCATATGCGGTATGTATCACAACATCACCTCCATACAACCATATTAACATAATTTTGACAACAAAAAAAGACCGCATTTCTGCCGTCTACGATGGTTTTACCTGTGTCTCACACACAAGCTTTCCTCCTATGGTTTTAATTCGAATATTTGTTCTGTTCCCTAGCCTGTTCCCTCGGCTATTTTACATATCCCTAAAAAACACAAAAAACCTTGATTTTACAAGGTTTTCGTTAGCAGCCAGTACGGGAATCGAACGTATCTTTAAACTGCTATCTTTCCTATAAAATCAACATTTATAACTTTTCCAGGGTGTTCCTTTTTGTTCCCTAGCTGTTCCCTATTTAAAAATAGCCAAAAGTTATCTCGATACTACCATAAATTCATCTATGCTATCCATGATTTTCTGCTTTTTCTTGAGGTCCTTTCGGTCTCTGTGGTAGTAGTTTTCAGAACATGAAATATTTGTGTGGCCCATCTGTGATGTTACCATCTGGTTATCTATGCTGTGATCGAGTAATATTGTGCAATATGTTTTCCTTATTTTATGCGGTGATTTTTGAATACAGCCAGTTTTCTTGCACACTGTTCTTAACCGGTTCCTGAACGAATAAGTATTTAATCGCTTTCTATCTTTGGAAAATATATATTCGCAGAATGTCGACATATTTCTAAGCTTCTGTAATATCCATGTACACCCCTGAGGAACCACTATATTTCTTACGCCTGCTTCTGTTTTCGGAAAGTCTTTTACTTCAAAAATGCCTTTATGGTTTTCAAAATGCCTTACTTCCGTTCTTCTGACTTTAATCGTACTGATATGTGGCAGCCAGTCATTCCATTTCAAAGCGCATAGCTCCCCAACTCTCAGACCAGTTACAAACATAAGCATGATGCCAAGATTTACTATATCCTGATTGTCTTTCAAGTAGTCAATCATCCTGTCCATTTCAGCGTCGTTGAATACTTCTTCCGAATCTTCTTTGATATTTCTTTTGAAAGATTTATCGGTGACATCCAAATCATAGAATAATTCCTGCACGTTCCAATCAATCAGCTTGTTGCGCTTCGCCCATTTCAGGGTACCTCTGGTAATTGTCTTAAGATTGCAGAAAGCTTTTGCGGTTAGATTGTGTTCGCTGATCTGCTCTTCCAGGAAGTTGCTGATATCCTCTGACTCAATGTTTTTAATTCTGTGTTCGCCCATGTCCCCAAAAAAGCGATTAAAGTCCTGCTGATATCTCTGATAGGTTTGTATAGAAATCTTATTTAAGTCAACCTTACGCTGCGCCCATTCCTCGAACACACTCTTAATCTTTGGATTTTCTGCTTTCTCACGGTGTGTCTTTACAATCAAGTCCTCTAAATCCTGCTTAGACCGACGTTTGAACATCTTCCGCTGTCCGGTTTCGTCATAAGTCATACGGATTTTCCAATATCCGTCAGATGCCTTCCATATGCTGCCCCTGTATTCTTTTAAAATTTCTTCCCTTTTATTCATTTCAACTTGCTCTTGTATGTGAGACAAATTGATGATACCATTCTCAATTGCATATTTCAAGTCGTCATTATTCATAAAAAATAAGGAGGAACCGGGATATCCTTTCGCTGGCCAGCGGTTCCTCGTTCCTCCTTTCTTTCACACATAATCGAAAATATTCATCTGTCCTTCCGGCATATCATCTTCGAGATTAAAGAATTTACAGGCAATGAAATTTCCATGCCAATCCCGATCACCGCCGTACATCAGACATTTTCCTCTCTTTCCGTCCCTATAGAATCGGCATTCAGCGCATTTATGCTGATATGCTGTTCCTCCAGAACGCTTATACATTTCGCTTATTGTTCTCATGTTCTTCCCTCTTCCATGCAAACGGCGGGATTTTAAAGCTGTGTTGGCAGGTAACTCGAAGCGCACAGCTCTCACATTTATTATCTGTCGCTTTGCAGTAATCCATGATGATGTTTACACACGTTCCTACCATTTCGGGTGTGATGTCATAATCCATATTCACTCTCTCCACCTTTTCTCTTACCACGCTTTAAAATTCCTTTCTGTACGCATTACGTAGGCGGACAGCCTCTTGAATGACCAACAATAAGAATATAATCACAGGTAGCATTCGATATAGATGACGGACTGCTTTTAGAAAGATATACGCATTTCATGCATTGATTACGTTTCAGCTCAACTACTTCCCTCTCTGACATTTCTTTCCATCTTTTTATTCTCATTTTGCTACTCCCATTCCTTGAATCATCTTCATTCTCAAATGTTCCGCGATGTGCTCCCTGACGGATTCTTCCGGAAATGGAATTTCAAGCGACCGTTCCAGAATCCTATTTGTGATCCTCTCATCGTATTTCAATTCTGATATCTGGCAGTTACTTGTGAATATAGTAATTTTCCTATCGACATACCGTCCATTAATAATGCTATAGAATCTTTCATTAATCCAGTCCTTGCCAGAATCGGCACCGAAGTCGTCAATGATAAGGATTTCTGTTCTGGATAAATCCTCTATCAGCTTTCCTTCCGCATTCTCTTTGACTCCCCACGTGTTTTTGATCTCATCAAGGATTCTAAGGGATGTGGTAAATTTTACAGGCTTCTGGTATTTTTTCATGATCTCATTTGCCAAGCTGCATACTGTTTTGGTTTTACCGGAACCTTTTGCATCCGAGAAAAGATATAATCCTATTCCTTTCTTCTGCATATCAGGAAGGTTTTTGAACCAGTAATTTACCGCCTGAGCCGCCTGAGAAAATACTTTTCGGCTCTCGGTGTTCAAATATACACTTGACTTCAAATCATTGAAATTTGAGCCTTTAAACACATTTGGAATCTCTGCAAATTTCAACTGATTTTCAAGGATTGTTCTCTTTCTGATTCCGCAAGGGCATTCCTCGCAATAAGGAATACCACTTGCGTCTCTTACCCATCTCCACCCGCTGTCCCCACATTCAGGGCATTCAAGCGAACGGGGTGTCTGATTCTTCTCCGTTCCATTCTCCAAGTGGGATGATTGGTTCGACATTTCTTTGAGCTGTGCCAGTTCCATTTCGCATATCCTCCCTGTTATGGTATTTGTTTTCGAGTATTTTTAAGAAGTTGTTTGGTTTCACGAACCATTCAAAATTTATCATAAAATCAGTTTTCTTTCCCATGAGGAAGTCACTGTTTTGTACATTTTTCAATGCTTCCATTACCTTGCCCATGCCGTATTCACGGATTCTTGCTTTCAGCATTTGCGTTCGCCTTGCCGTCATCCGCGCAATTGGCTGAATCCCGAACTGCTGAAGCTTATTCCACTCATCAACCACTTTCTGCACATCTCCGGGCTTGACTAAATCTTTTTCGCAAGAAATCTGCTCTGGAATCTCTGGCGTACGTTCTTCCTCTGATAATTCTTTCTGACGTTTTCTATGCTCGGCAACTCGTTTTCTTGTCTGCTCTCTGATTTTTTCAAGCCCGTCAATGTTCTGGTGCTCTTCCCATCCGGGGATTGAAAGCAATGTTCCGTCTCTGGTTATCATGCCGAACTTTTCAAGAATTGTGAGTGCAAGCTCGATCACACTCTCATCAAAATCCAGCTCGTCAGCCAGCATCTTGTTTGTATATGGAATATTCTCTGTCAAGAAAATAATCCCGTTTGAATTGCATCTTCCCGCCATCGTCAGGAGCATCATCCAGATCAGCACGATATTGTTCCCTTCTGGAAGTTTTCTGATATGCCGGATTTTCTTGTTGTCGAACATATCTATTTCTAATCGAATCCAACTCACTTTTGTCATTTAGCCACCTTCCCGTCTGGTAATGGCATTTCCGCCCTTACCGCATTGATTTTCGAATGAATTTCTCCATTAAAGAGTCCATCCAGTTTTCTGTGTGCTTTTCACAGGTATCATCTTCCTCTACCAGGATGCCTTTATGGTCACACAGCCCGTTGTCGTTTTCAATACAAGTTTTGCATGTTTTATCTGCCATTTTTCTCACCCCAATCTAATTTCTGTCCACACTTATCGCAATATTTCCCTTTTGATTTCAGTTTCAACCGTCCGCCGCAGGTTGGACAAACAACAATATTACAATTTTCATAAGCAAGGCTTGCGGTATCATCTGGTTTTGTTTTATCAATCGACTTCCTTGAAATCTGTTTTTCCAATGACTTTGCCCCTAAATCGCACGCCCATGCTTCTTTTAAAAATTTTTCGCCCCATGTCCCAGTATTTTCGGCTCCGTCAACGAACTGCAAATGCTGATCTCTCATATCAGAAAGGATGTCTCTTGCATCTTCTGGTTTCATATTAATCCTCCTAATGATTGTTTTTCTTGTAAAAATCATAGTCAATAAACAATGTTTTTCTTTTCCCACATTTCTTACATACTAATTCGGTTTCCCCATCTCTGCACCAATGCCATTGAATTTCGTAAATGTGTGGTTTGCAGAGACACTTGATTTTGCAACCATTCTTTCGCCATCTGTTGAATTTGTAGATTATTGTGCAGAATAATCCGTAAATAATAACAGCAGCTGTACACATCCCCACTGCCATAAAAATTTCTTTTATCACTTCAATCATTCTTCTTCATCTCCTCTCACAATTAGTCCTCCACAATATGGACAGAATGTATAATCCAGTCGATTAAGTGGTTTTCCGCAACTACACCATGCTTTTACAGGCCACGACTTATAGTAGTCTGGCATAGAGTTGAAGGCATTATCGCTCAGCACTTCCATTTTTACAATTTTCCCGTGCTTCGAATATTCTATTCTCGCATCCTCTTTCCCATCAGAATATCCATGGCTGTATGCACTGTTCAGCTGATATTCAATGGATTTGACAGCGTTATCTAAATACTTATAAGCCATTCTTCATCTCCTCCAACTGTTTTACTGCTTTTCTATAATCCCTATTCGCAGATCGGAACATCATCAAGAGCATTTCAGATACAGGCCTTGTCCGATTTCTTCGCTTTGCTTTTTTGATGCATATAAGATCATTTGCTTCTGGTACATATATTCCTACATAATATGGAATTTCAAGGGATACCGCAGCGCATACATCTGTCGGCATAACCAGGTAGTTATAATCGCCAATAAAATTCAACCCATGACCCGAATGAAAATCTTCAACTGATGATTTAACCTCATAACAATAGCAGTCACCTTTTTCTATCCCGGATACACTATTATTTGCTGGCACGAACCGCATATAATCCACCCTTACCGCATGATCTGTCGAATAATCGAATGTCACTTCCTTAGCCCAATAAATACGTGGATCATTGTGAGGATTGATTTTCTTTTCGATCATCGCCGATAGTTTTGCCGTAATCTCAGGTCTTGTCATTTTGAATCTCCTCCGGCTTCTTCACGGGCGAGGAATACTGTTTTTCCAATCGTTGACAATAAGATTGAAAAGCTTTTCTCACACTCTATGTAATTGCTTTCTGGCCCGGTCTCATCATCAATCCATTCATATAACCACTTCGCCTTAACCGCAATCTTTACCCAGTTTCTTTTCGCAAATCGAAATGAAACAACTCGACCTTGAAAATATGAAGGAATCTTATTATCTATGTCTTCATAGCATTCCATATCCTCTATTGGAAGTATTGCGCTATCTACATAAACAGTATCTCCGACCTTACATGACAATTTCACAAGTGACCCCTGTTCTTCTAAGTCTTCATATTCAGCGAGTGCATTCATTACATCATATTCTCTTTCTCCCTCGAAACAAACATCTGGGAAATCACTTCCGTCATGTATTGCAATAGCTTTTTCGCCATCACTAGTAAATCTTTCAGTCCATCTATCCATTTACTTCACCTCTTTCAGTTTCTCGACTGCCAGCTTCAATGACTCTACAAATTCATCATTCAACGCTGTACGATCTGGATTCTCGATAAATTTTTCAATATCTTCAATTGCTTTCTCTTCGGGTGTACAAAATGTGAATTTTCCTGATTTCGCAATTTCAAGAAGTTCATCAATGCTATTTCCCCAATTATATGTATCGCACAAGCTCTTGTTGCACTTGGCTGACCACAATGTGCATTTTAAGCAGCTACGTCCTTTGCAATTGCGCGTATCTGCAATCCACTCAGCAAACTCTCTTGCCGTCATTTCTTTTGTCCCGAGGAGTTCTGAAGCTTCGTAGAAAGCATCACACTCTACTCCGATACGTGCGCTGTGCACCACATCTTTGTTATTACAAAATTTTAAAATATCTGGAAAATGTTGTCCTGGCAATGGTTTACAATTGCCTTTCGAATACCAATGGAATCCCTGTTTCTCAGCTTCTTTGAGAAGCATTTCATTTTCTTCTTCTGTCTTAACCAAGATACATGTATTTCTTAAATCAACCATCTGCGTTTCCTCCTTTAATTTTGCTAATACAAGTGTTCCAACCTCGAATCCATGCAAGACTAAGTTTACTTCTCCAATATTCCTCTTCTTTCTCCTCCGGCAATGGCTTCAATGGACACCATCCGGGGATTGCATCATTGTTTGGAACTCTTCTGTCACCCATCGCTCTGCACCAAAATCTGCTTATAAATTTACATTTTCCGCAATTCTCTGGTGTATCAATCACTAATACTGATTTACTCATTCAGCTCCACCACCTTTTACGATTTTGATTGCAACTTCAAACGCATCAGTTTCACCCTCGAAATACTCCGATGCTTTCTGTAATGCAGCAGTTCTTGTCTTTTTTGTTTTCAACTGCTCCACAACCTTGTCCGCATCAAAAGCTGTCGGCTGTTCATTAATTTCTTCAACAACACTTTTCAAAACACAAGCTAATTTAATTGTTTCTGATTCATCAGGATTTAATGGTTTCAGCCACTTTACTATATTTTCTTTTAATAAGTCGGCATCAATCAGTCTCATACTCTTCACACTCCTCCGCATATTCATAACTGTCCATAACATCGCATTTGCACTGGCACGAATCCTGCTTAGTACAGCAGATGCAGCACTCTGGCAATCTCTCACTCACCGGAATCCAACCATTTTCTTTCTCATCCTGTTCCAGATCAGCAAGAAGTAATTCTACAATTTTTGAGATATTATTTTTCGAGAAATAAGCTCCGTTCCCTGTGTTTTCCACCTCATTCTTCAGTTGAATTAATCTGTCTTTAATATGGCTCATGCTCCCACCTCGCTATCTTCTGGCATCTGATAATTCGAATGTCCATTTACATAAGCTTCCTGAATCATATCCAGTACTTTCATGGCTTTTGCTTTGGTGGAATATTCTCCGAGCAAGCAGCACCAACTCATATCTCTTCTTGCACTTATTACTCCACCCGAGACTTCGACATCGAATAAAAGTTCAAGTGTAGCTAAAACTTCCTTATTCTGACTTCTGATTAACATTTTGCGTCCTCCTTGTAATCTTCGATCGCAGATTTAAGTCCCTCATAGAAATTAATTCTTTTTCTTAGCGTGTTTAATTCATTATCGTATTTTTTAAAAAATACTTCTTTTGCTTTTTCATAATCAGGTGTATCCAGAACAACCACTTTGCTGTATTCATTAATGAAATTACCTATTGATTCTTTTCTTATAAACGAAGCGTAGACTCCGTCAGGAAATTTAGTTGCTGGTTTATATGTTTTCGGCTTTTCTGTTACTTCACATTCTTCAAGACGAAGATTCCATTTATCTGTTTTTCTGTCGCTGTCCAAAATGTAGAAATATAATTTCATTTTTCGTCCTCCTTGTTTACTCTTTTATTCCATATTTCAACAGCTTCCTTCCAATCCCATGTGTCTGTGCAAAATGTTAATCCGCATTCACAGTGAATGGCTATTGGATTTCCCCCACTGTCAGGATCGTAAAAAGACGGTGCCCAGTCTCTTTCTGGAATGTATACATTTTTGTCCGTATCTATCTCTTTCCCGCAAAACGGACAAGGTTTTAATTTCTCCATTTTCATCCTCACTTTCCCCATGTAAGCAACTGACACGCTATTGTGCAGTCCTCCATGATTTCTCTGAATGTAGATATTGTCCTGTATTTTCCATTATTCATCCACACTCCAATCAAATCTCTGTCCACATTTTGAACAGTAATAAACTTCTGTCCCAGCAAGAATTCCTGGTCTGTGGGTAGTTATAAATACGTTCCCACATTCGCAGCATTCCCATACTGAGCAAGTGTCGCTTCTGTTACGCATAAATTTCGGCTTTTGTGGTATATGTTTTTTAATGAGTTGCCTAAACTCACTCATTTCAAGATTGTTTATTTCAAATGCTGTACATTTAGCCATTTGGTTCATCTCCTAATTTCAATTTCTCTGCAATTGCTTTAATCACTGATACAGTTACTCCGTTTCCTGCCTGCTTGTATAACTGACTGTCAGAATTTACGAACTGTGCTTTTTCAAAATAATCATCAGACCAACCTTGCAGCCGAAAACATTCTTTCGGTGTCAGTTTCCGGATTGCTATGTAACACTGATATTTTTCATACCAGACTGCATATACAATTAACTCATCGGAAACTTTCACAAATATACCTTGATTGCAGCTTGTATCTAGCGTATTGGCAACTTCTTTTCCGACTCTTCCACGTCTGGTTTTACTTCCCGGGACTGATAAATTCACTGCATCAATACCGACTCTGCACTCTGAATATCCTTGCTTAGTTGCTTCTGCTACCTTTACGCAAATATCTAAATTATTTTCTTGCGATTGTCCTC